ATGGCTTTCAAGACGCGGATTACGGAAATGCTTGGGATCGAACATCCGATCGTCCAAGGCGGCATGCAGAGCGTCGGCTATGCCGAGCTTGCAAGCGCAGTTTCGAGCGCGGGCGGCCTCGGCATTCTGACCGCTCTCACTCAGCCGAGCCCTGAGGCGCTGCGCGACGAGATCGAAAAATGTCGGTCGATGACCGACAAGCCCTTCGGCGTGAACATGACGGTCTTTCCGACGATCAACGCGCCTGACTACAAGGCCTACGCCCAGGCGATAATCGATGGCGGGGTGAAGATAGTCGAAACCGCAGGCACTCAGGCGGTACGTGAGATCTGGGAGATGCTGAAGCCGCATGGCGTCACGATCCTCCACAAATGCACCGCGGTTCGCCACGCCTTGTCGGCCGAAAAGGCGGGCTGCGATATCATCTCGATCGACGGCTTCGAATGCGCAGGGCACCCGGGCGAGGATGATATCCCCGGGCTGATCCTCATTCCGGCCGCTGCGGACAAGGTGAAGATCCCGATGCTCGCCTCGGGCGGTTTCGGCGATGGCCGCGGGCTCGTTGCAGCACTGTCGCTGGGCGCGGAGGGCATCAACATGGGCACCCGCTTTTGTGCGACCAAGGAAGCGCCGATCCACGACAATGTGAAGCAGGCCTATATCGACAATGACGAGCGCGGCAGCTTTCTCATTTTCCGTAGCCTCAAGAACACCGCGCGCGTCGGCAAGAGCTCGGTATCGGAAGAGGTAGTGCGCCGGCTGTCGGTCCCGGGGGCGACCTTCGCCGACGTTGCTGAACTGGTGAACGGGAAGGCTGGCCGCGAACTTCTTGAAACCGGCGATCTTTCGAAAGGCGTCTTCTGGGCGGGCATGGTACAGGGGCTGATCCACGACATCCCAAGCTGCCAGGAACTGATCGACCGGATCATCGCCGAAGCAGACGCCATCATCAACGAGCGACTCGCGGGCTTTCGACGGTAAATGGGGAAAGTTTGATGGTGAGCCCTGCTGGGTTCGAACCAGCGACCTACTGATTAAAAGTCCACCGGAAATCGTTTATTTTCAACGCGCGTTCCGACAAGTTTCCCGTTTGTTCGGCAACGCATATCTGCCGCTCCGAGCGCTTTGTCGGAATGGCGGTGGGGCATGAGCCGCGACCCATGCGCCATCTGCGCGAACTGCACTTGGTGGTTGCTCGTCCCCGAGATCACGACGAAGGATGATCGACGGCTAGGCCAGTGCCGGGAGAAGTCGCCCCACCTCTTCGTTCGTGGCGATGGCCAACCTCTTACCCGCTGGCCCTTGACCATAGAGGATGATTTCTGCGGACAGCACGCCGTCGGCAACGAGGAGGCGCGGCCATGAAGCTCCCCGGCCTCTTCATCGACGGTTTCGCTGGCGGCGGCGGCGCCAGCACAGGCATCGCGCAGGCGATCGGCCGAGACCCCGATATCGCCGTCAACCACAGTCCGACGGCGATTGCGATCCACAAGGCGAACCACCCCGACACCGATCATCACTGCTGCGATATTCGCTTGCCCTTCCTGCCCCGCACCGCGACGCGCGGACGGAAGGTCTGGGGCGTCTGGTTCTCCCCGGATTGTAAGGAATACAGCAAGGCGAAGGGCGGCCCGGTCAAGGATCGCAGCATCCGCGCGCTGTGCTGGGAAGTGATCGAGTGGGTCAGGGAAACCCAGCCCGAATGCGGATTCCTCGAAAACGTCGAAGAATTCCAATATGCGGCCCCGCTCGACGGCGAAGGCGTGCCGATCGCCCATCTCAAGGGCCGCGAGTTCAAGCGGTTCGTCCGCGCGCTGCGCGGTCTCGGCTTCCGGGTGCAATGGCGCATCCTGAAAGCCTGCGATTACGGCGCGCCGACCAGCCGCAAGCGTCTCTACATGATCTTCCGGCGCGACGGCCTGCCGATCGTGTGGCCGAAGCCGACGCACGCCCCGGCGAACGATAAGCGCGTACTGAGCGGCAAGTTGCTGCCATACCGCACCGCGGCCGAGTGCATCGATTGGACGATCCCCTGCCCGTCGATCTTCGAGCGCGACCGCGAACTCGCGGAGGCGACCAAGCGCCGCATCGCGCATGGGGTGATGCGCTATGTTGTGAATGCGGCGCATCCCTTCATCGTTGGCCGCGCGTTCACGAACACGCGCGCGTCTCGTGTCTTCGATCCTCAGGATCCATTGCGAACCGCGACGACACAGCCGGAATATGGCGTCGTCGACTGCGAGATTGCGCCGCATGTGACCAAGTTCCGTGGCGGCGCGGTGGGCAGCGACATGACGGAACCGATGCCGACGGTCACCGCAAACGGCGTTCCCGCCCGCCCCGCTGGCGCTACGCCGCTAGGGATGGTCGACGCGAAGCTGGCGCCCATCGTCTCGCACGGCCAGCATGGCGGTCGCAGCCACCGCGCCGATCAGCCGCACCATACGATCGCCGCGTCGGCGAAAGACACCAACCAGGTCATAGGCGCAACGCTTGTCGGCATCGGCGGTCGGCGGGGGCAGAGCCCGCCAATGCCAGTGGACGGGCCATATCCCACGACGACGGTGAAGGCCGACAACGCCATCGCCTGCGCCACGATGGTCAAGATGGGCAATGGCGAACGGGAAGGTCAGGATCCTCGCGCGCTCGATCTCGGTAGGCCATATGGCACTGTCACCGCGAAGGGGTCGCAGGCGGCCGCGGTGACCGCCTTCCTATCCAGCTTCTATACCAGCAACACGAACGGCGGCCGGGGCGACCCGCTGCAGCCCTTGAAAACCGCCTGCGCGGGCGGACAGCATCACGCTGTCGTCGCCGCCCATATGGAGCAGGCGAACACCGGCATGGTCGGTCACACGCCGCGCAAGCCCCTCAGCACCATTGTAGGAAAAGGCTGCACCCAGCGCATCGTCGAGACGACGATGATCGAAGAGGGCGCGCTGCCGCCCGACATTATGGAGCGTGCAGTTCGCACGGCCGCCTTTCTGGTCAAGTACTACGGCACGGACGGCGAGAATGAGACGGCGCAGATCCAGCCAGTCGACCGCCCGCTCGACGTCGTCACCGTCAAGGCGCGCTTTGCCGTCGTCACGGTCACGATCGACGCCACGACCTATGTCATCGTCGATATCGGCCTGCGCATGCTGAAACCCCGCGAGCTCGCCCGCGCGCAGGGCTTCCCCGACGATTATGTGCTCGATCCCGTGGTGCGCAAGTTCGTGCGCGGCAAATGGGTGGAGAAGCCCTTGACGATCGCTGAGCAGATCAGCGCGATCGGGAACAGCGTCTGCCCGCCCGTCGCCCGCGCGCTCGTGGCCGCGAACCAGCCTGACAGCGAGGACGAGAGGATGGCAGCATGAACTGGTTCCGCCGCCTATTCGACACCCCGCGAAACGACCAGCGGCCACGCCCTCCGCGCGACATGCGCAAAATGAACGAGGACTGGAAGGCCGGCGACCTCGCGATGTGCGTGGTCCCCTTCTTCTTTCCCGGCAGTGCCTTCGACCCTCGCTTGGGGGAAATTCTCCGGGTCTCTGAGGTGACGGAGGGGCCGGTGGCACTGGTCAATGCCGTGGCCTATGGGCTCCGCTTCCACGGCAAGCCAGCTAACCACGCATGGGTCTGCACCGCCTTCATCAAGATCCGGCCCGAGGCCACGGCCGACGAGGTCGAAGAGGGGATCATCGCCAAGATCAAGCGCGCTGCCCGCAAGGGCGCGGGGGTGGATGCGTGAGCACGACGACCCACCCCGACCGCATTCACAAGAACGTGAGGCAGCCGCCCCTGACCGACGAGGAAATGGGCCAGATGTGGCGCAAGGGCGAGCCGATGAGCTACATCGCGCACGCCGCGCGACGCCGGAACGGGCTGAGCATCGCCGAGGTGCGCGCGATCGTGCATCGCGTGTGCGGCCTCGTCGACATGGGGGCAGGGCGGTGACAGCATGACCGTTCAGATCATCATCGGCGACGCGCGCGAGCAGCTTAAGGGACTCTCGGATTGCAGCGTGCAGACCTGCGTCACCAGCCCGCCCTATTTCGGCCTCCGCGACTACGGCGTCGACGGTCAGATGGGCCTTGAGGCGACGCCAGACGAGTTCGTTGCCGGAATGGTCGATCTCTTCCGTGAGGTGCGGCGTGTGTTGCGCGATGATGGCACGCTGTGGCTCAATCTCGGCGACAGTTATGCCGGGTCGGGGCGCGGCATTGGCGACACGAAGACGTCGAACAAGGGGAACGCGACCTCGCGCGACATGCATGACCGCATGGTCGAAGCGGGCTCGATCGGGCGATTTTGGGTGAAGCCGCCGCAAGGATTGAAACAGAAAGACCTTATCGGCATCCCCTGGCGCGTCGCCTTCGCATTACAGGCCGACGGCTGGTATCTGCGGCAGGATATCATCTGGTCGAAGCCGAACCCGATGCCGGAATCGGTGCGCGACCGCTGCACGAAGGCTCACGAATATATCTTCCTGCTCAGCAAGGGGCCGAAGTACTATTACGACCAGGATGCGATCCTAGAGCCGGTCAGCCCGAACACGCATGCTCGCGTGTCTCAGGATGTAATCAATCAGGTCGGCAGCGCCCGTGCCCATGCTGGCGGCAAAACGAACGGCAATATGAAAGCCGTCGTTCGCAACCCGAAGCAGGCGCAGCCGGGCAGCGGGATCAAGAACAATAGCAGTTTCGCCGATGCCGTCTGTTTGCCGGTGAGTGAGCGCAACAAGCGCTCGGTGTGGACGGTCGCGACGCAGCCCTTCAAGGGAGCTCATTTCGCGACCTTCCCGCCCGCGCTCATCGAGCCTTGCATACTCGCCGGAAGTCCTGTCGGCGGCATGGTGCTCGATCCCTTCGGCGGCGCTGGCACAACTGGTCTGGTCGCCAATCGGCTCGGCCGCAATGCCACGCTGATCGAGCTTAATCCCGAGTATGCCGAAATGGCCCGGCGCCGCATCCGCGCCGACCTCGGCCGCGTCGAAAGCCAGATGCCTGACCGCCACGACGACGCAGGCCCCCTCTTCGGGTCGGTGTCCGCATGACCAATCCTCACCGGACTCTGAGCGAAGGGTCGGGGCAATGACCTGCGAACCCATCACCCTCCCAAACGGCGCGCGGGGCTTCATCTGCGGTCCGCGCCGTCGGAAACAGACATGCGCCTGCGGCCGAACCGCTGACCTGCTCTGCGACTGGAAGGTGCCGAGCAAGAAATCCGGGACATGCGATGCGCCGCTCTGCGGCCGCTGCACCTCTTCCCCCGCGCCGGGAAAAGACTTGTGCCCCAAGCACGCGGCAGAGTGGGCCGCGCGGCTCAAGGCAAAAGGTGCAGGATGACCGCACCGCCTCCCTTCACCGGTCTGCGCATGTTCGGCTATCGGCTCATCTACGCCGATCCTGCGTGGGCATTTGAGAACTGGTCCGAGAAGGGCGAGGATCGGAACGCGAATCAACACTATGACACGATGACGGTGGAGCAGATTGCCGCACTGCCGGTCGGTGAGCTGGCATCGGGTGACTGCGCCCTTGCTATGTGGGTCACCGATCCGCTGCTCGACCGCGCCATCGACGTGATGAAGCATTGGGGCTTCCGCTACACCACGGTGCTTTTCACCTGGACCAAGGAGAAGCCCAGCGGTGCTGAACATATCGGCACGGGCTATTATACCCGCGCCAATCCCGAAATGTGCCTCCTGGGCATGATGGGCAGCGTGCCGCGGCGCAGTGCAGCGGTGCGGCAGTGGCGCCACGCCCCCGTGCGCGAGCACAGCCGCAAGCCCGACGAATTCGCGGACGATCTGATACGGCTCTTCGGCGATGTCCCGAGGGTCGAACTCTTCGCACGGACCAAGCGTCCCGGCTGGGACGCATGGGGCAACCAGGTCGAAAAGTTCATGGCTTGATAGAGCGCTCCGCCTCGGCGCGGTCGTACGCCTCGATGAGCGGGTTTTCCTCGCCAGCCGCGGCGGCGCCGGCGCTCAGCCGCCCGATCATCTCCTTGCGGCGCTCGTCGGACAAGCCCTTCATCAGGCGAGGCTCAACGCACTCCTGCGCATCGCACAAGCGTACGGCGCCGGTGATTCGATCAAGGCGCACAACCTGCGCCTTGCTCATGGGTTCGACGTCATAGCGGAAGAGCCAGCCCGCGAAAGCGAGCAGAGCGAAGGCGGCGAAAAGCCAAGCTGCCGTGCGGTTCATGGCGCCGCTCTATAGCCGCGTTTAGCGATTCATGCCAGTCGCTTCGATTACTGGCCTAGATAGGTTTCCGCATACCACTCTTCGGCGCGCGCGAATTTGTCGAGCTCTTCGTCGGTGAGCTGATTGAGGAACGCGGCGCGATCCTTCTTCGCGATCGGCCCGAGCGGATGGGCGCGCTTGATGCTCGCGGCCAAATCCTTGTCGTCGATGCCGAGCGCGATCATGCGCTCGATCGCCTTCTCAAGCGCGTCCTCGTCGCCATAGCGGAGAGCCTGCCGATAATCGCGCAGCGCCTCCGAGCGGGGCGAGCTATAGCCGCCCTCCGAGGTTTGGCCCTTCACCCCCTTGAGCCAGTCGTAAGCGATGCCGCGCGCTTCGTCGTAAGCGATCTCTCCGGGGGAGCGGCGATAGACGATGGCGTCGACCCACGACCCGCCATATCCGCGCGAGGGCTTCGCGGTGGCTGCGTCGTACTCGTTCTCAAGGCTGAACGTCTGGAACAGGTTGCGCCAGCGATCGCGCAGAACGCGGGTTGCGAACAGATCCGGCCACAGCTTCTTGCCCGTCGCGCTCTCGAGCGGGAGCGTAACCGCCGGCGATAGGGCCGTGCCGATCTTGTTGACCGGCGCCTTGAACGGCGCGGCGACGACCGACCAGAACGACCCGCGGCCCTGCTCATAGGCGTGGAGCGCGCTCATCGCATCGCCATAGCCGAACCAGGACAAGGCATCGGACAGCGCGCCTTGCGTGCGCAGCGTGACAATCTCGCCGTCGGCATTGCGGCCGAGGATGATGTGGAGCTGGCGCTTCTGCTCGTCGGAAAGCTCGTCTTCCTCATCGCCGAAAAAGAGCCAGTTCCAGAGCGTGATGGCCCCGAACACCATCATCGCGCGCATCGCGAGCCACGCCGTCATGCGCGTACCCGAGGCTGCGGCGAGGAGGGAACCGGTCGCGATACCCTTGCCGACCCCCTGCGAATAGGCGTTCGACGTCAGGCGCCAGTAGCGCTTGGTGTTGATTTCGAGCCACGACCAGAACGGAATCATATGCGTGCGCAGCCAGGCGCCGCCGTCGGAGATTGCGCCATAGTCGCCTACCAGATCGCGAGCGAGCAGCGCGGCGCGATCCTTGGGGTCCGTGACCGCGTCGACCATGCCGGGAACCGATGCCCCATAGCCGATCTTCGCCTGGCTCTCGCCCGCCTCGATGCGCTCGACGTAATCGAGATAGGCCGCATAGCGAAACACGTTCTCGCGCCACTGCGTGAAGCCCTGCAACCCGCGCCAGACCTTGCCGAGCGCGGCCATCGTGACCTTGTCGGGACGGTAGGACTTGTCCTGCGTCAGCGCCTCGAAGGCCGACAGGCGGTTGATGTCAGGGATTTCCTGCACCGATAGCCCCGAATCGAATACGCCCCGCTCAACCGCTTCCTCATATCGCGGCGAGGGAGCGGCCTTCTCGCGCATCACTGCGGCCAGTTCGCGGGCCGCGATCGCCGTCTTGCGCAGCAAGCGCGGATTTCCGGCGAGAACGGCGTCAAGGTCGCCGGTCAGGTTGTTGACGTTGTACTTGATGACACGGCGCGGGTTGATGAGAACCCAGCGCTTCCACGCGCGGAGCGGCGCGGCCAGTGCCTCGCCGAGCAGGCCCTCGACGTCTTCACGGCGGAGCTGGTTCAGCGTGTCGGCCACCTCTTGCGGCAGGATCATCGAATATTTCTCGCCACCCATCGCGAGCGCGTTGCGCGCCTGGGCGAGCGCGGGCAGCATCGCGTCGGCCTTGATCCCCGGGGTCTGCATGATCTTCTCGACCATGCCGTCGAGCACATGCTCGGGCAGCGTCTTCACGGTGAACAGGAGCTTGCCCTCGTCGGGCTGCCAGGTCGTATAGCCCTCGGGCGCGAGCTTGCGAACCAGGTCTTCCGCGTCCATCGGATCAACGAAATCCTTGCCGAGCACGCGCTTCTGCCATGCCTTGCGCTGAGACACCGCCTTGAGCACCGTCGCTGCGCCCGGAGCGCCCGGCGCATCGTGATCGAGCAACCACGACAGGAGCCGGAACACGCGCGGATCGTCGGCGTCGTTCGCGATGTTGTCGGCAATTTCCGCAATCTCGCGCGGCATCGGAAAATCGTTGTTTTGCAGCGCTTCACGGACCGTCTTGAAACCATATGCGATGTTGCGGCGGAAACTCTTTTCGGTCTCGATGAAGGCCGCGGCCGCTTCCTTCTCAGCGTCGCTCGCCTTTGCGTCGGCTAGGGTTTCCTCTGCCGCGCTGAGCCGGTCGGCGATGCCGCTGGCGATGCGGCGTTTCGCCTCGGAGCGAAGGCGGTCGAGGATGTTGTGCTCGCTGCGCTTGATCCAGTCGATCGCACGCGCAACGGGAATATCGGTCAGGGCCTTCGCCAGCCAATCGAACTCGGCTTCGAGCAGGTTGGCGTTGATGTCGAGGCTCGACCCCATACGCTTTGCCCACTTGGGCGAGCGCAGCCGCTTCTTCCCCGACGCCGCAATGCGCTGCTGCGTGCGCGCATATTCGAGAACCTGGTGGCGGAAATAGGCCGGGTTCTTGATCCGGTCGGAGGTCAACACGCCGGCGTCAATGAGATCCTGTGCGATCTTGCGGTTGACGACCTTGCGGCGCATCGCGGCTTTCCACACCTTCTGGTCCGGCTGCGCCTGCAAAATCGCGTCGATCTTCGCCTTCTCGCTCTGAACCGTCTCGGGTGTCAGGCCGAACGGCAGTTCGTGCTCGGACTCGGCTTCCCACATGAGATCGTCGAGGATGACCTTGCGCGCCAGCATGTCCATGTCCTCGCGTGTGAAGCCCTTGACCATGTCGGACAGCATCCGAACGGTCTGTTCCTTCGCGGCCTGCGGCGCAGCTTCGAGTGCGCGGAGCTTCTGCTGTAGGGCCGCATATTTGGGGAGGTTGGGCAGGGCGACCCAATGGCGGGTCATCCGATCGCGGAACGCCGCCATTTCAAGGCGCAGGCGCGACAGCATGCCGTCGCCCGTTCCCAGCCCTTCGGTCGCCGCGCGGAAACGCTGCTCCGTCTCGTCGCTATCGAAACGATGGCGAGGCTCGACGACGCTATAGCGCGTGCGAGCATCGGACGGATTCGAGGCGTCCGGGCTTCGAGCGCCGATCTCGCCCTCGGCGAGCGCTCGCATCACGCTATCGGCCGTCACGAAGCCATTGCCGCGCAGTGCCTCGCCGACGGCGCGGAGCACGTTGCGCAACCGCTCGAACGCCTTGGCAACGAAACCCCGTTCCTTGTCGCCGCGCTGCCAGCGCGCGAAGCGATCGGCGATAGCCTCCTCGACCTGCTGCTCCTCGGTGAGATTCGGATAGCGCTTGCGCACCGAGCCCATCATCGCCTTGTCGCTGCGCGCCGCCGCTTCGAGGCTTCGCCATTCCGCGGGCAGGAACAGGCCCATGTTGCGCACCGCGTGGATCACCTCATGGTCGAGCGTCGCGGCCGCGTCAGGCGAGGTGTCGAGCGCGATGGTAATGAAGCGGCCGACGCCAGGCTCAGCGACATACTCGCCCGCCGTGCGCGGCGGCAGGATGGCGGTGCCAACGGTCAGAGCGACGCGATCGGCGATGCCGTAGCCCGCAAGCCGCTTCTCAAGATCGGCGCGCGCCGCGTCGATGTCTCCCGCCGACACGGCGTTGATTTCCGACTCGACAAGGCGTAGATTGAGACCGGCAGAGGGTGACATCTTATCCGGGTCGCCTGTCCCTCGGGACACCGCGCCGTCGGTCAGCGATGACCGGCCCTCTGCGCCACCATTCCGTGCCCCGTTGTCAAAGGTCAGATCGTACTGCCGGCGCTGCGTATCGGTATGCTCGCGCACGATGACGTAGACATTGAAGCTGCGATCCCCGAGCAGCACGCGCGCGGCGACCTCGATCCGCTTTTCAATGCCGCGGCGATCGCCCGGGCCCGAATAGACAATCTCGCCCTTTTCGAGGATCGCGGGAATCGCCGGGACCAGCCGCAACAGGATGTCGCCCTTGAGCGATGTGCTATGGCGCAGCCCGCGGCTCGTGAAGGTGACAGGCTTGCCGTCGGACATGGTGACGCTGCGCCCCACCATTTCCCGCTTATAGTGCCTGATAGCTGCAGTGCGCAGAGCGGGAACGTCCGACGGCCCGTTGAACTTGACGCCGAGTTCGTCGCCGGTGAGAACGGCAACGGGTTCCCGCTCGTCGAGGCGGCTCTGTTTCGAGACGGCCTCTATATCATCGCCGGCCGAGCGCTTCTCAGCCGCCGCGGTCTCCGCTTCGAGCTGCTTTTCAAGGGCGTCGATCCTGCCGCGCAGATTCTCGATCCTGTCCGTCTCGTTGAAGGCCACGCCCAGCCGCGGGGTGTAATCAGCGATCGCCTTTTCCGCGCTGGCGATCGACTCCCGCTGGCGCTCAAGCTCGGTGTCGAAGCGCTGGATAATATTGAGAAGCCGCGTCGTCAGGCCCGTGCCGCCCGTGACCTCATCGACCGGCGACATATAATCGCCGTTGCGCAGGATGCCGACCTTCGGGCTCGCAGTATATTCGACATCGGCGACGACCTTGAAGCCAGCCAGTTCCCCGAGGGTGACAAACTCCCCGCGGTCTCCGGTCTCCCGGGCGAGCGCATCATCCAGCGCTGCGATGAGCGCGTCGCCGAACTCGTCGCGCTTCTCGAACGCTGCATCGCCAACCTTGCCGGTGAACTCGCCTGCGGCAGGCAACTGGCGCTGGGCAATATCCTGCTCGATACGCGGGATGCGTTCCTCTGCGCGCGCCTTGCGGCTCTCGGCCGATGCAATCTCGCTGCGGATGCTCTGCTGCGATCGCGTATGCGCCGCGCGGCGGAGCATCAATTTCTCAAGCTCCTGCTTCCATTCGGTCAGCTCAAGAATGCGGGGGTCGCTGGTGGTGAGCGCCTTGGCCTGCTCATAGGTCGAGGACTCGCCCAGGTCTTCCATGTCGCGAACGCCGGGGTCGCCGCGCATGAAGCCCTCGATGAACCGCGCCTTGCGGGCCATGATGCCCCACATCTGGCTGTCATAAGTTCCCTTCGCAGCGTAATCGAAAATCTCGACAACGGGGTTCATGTTCCCCTGGCGAATGATGCGGCCGTTGCGCTGCTCGTCGTTCGCCGGATACCACTGCGGGTCCATGTTGTGCAGCGCGTAGAGGCGCCGCTGCGCATTGACGCCGGTTCCCATCTTGGCGGTCGAGCCGATGAGGAAGCGCACCTTTCCCTCGTTGAGGTCGTTGAAAAGGCGCTGTTTGGCGACATGCGACTTGTAATCGGAGATGATGGCGATTTCGCTCTTGGGCACGCCGCGGCGCGCGAGCTCGGATGCGATGTATTTCTGAACAGGGAAATCGCCATTGATACCGAAATCGCTGAAAATCATCTGCGCGGCTGGACCGTGCATCACCGGCTCGGCGCTGTAACCTTCGGCGCTGATGGCGTGGAACGGCTGGTTCTTGGTTTCCTTCCAGATACGAAAGGCGTTGTCGATCATGCGCTCGAGCTTTGATGGCTGCTTCGGCGCCGACGCGTCGATCAGGCGATAGTCGATTGCGCTCTTGCGGCCGTCGCCGATGACCGAAAGAATGATGTCGTCGCCGGGCTTCGGTGGCCCGCTGCGCTTCTTGATCGCATCCATGCGCGCGGCCAGGTGGTGCTGGTATGCCTTCTGGTTTTCGGTCTGCTCGACATTGATGAGCTGGCGCTGTCCCCCCTTCAATTGCGGTCGGGTGACGTACTGCTCAAGGTCGGCGCCGGTCACAACGTCCATGACCTGCCGCACCATCACCGAAAGCTCGGGCACGTTCACGAACTTGGAGAAGCGGGTCACGGACTTGTACCCGCCGGCGGGGTCTTGCTCGAGGTCGGTGGAGACAGTGCCGAACGATCCCGCCCACGCGTCGAACTGAGCGAGGTTGCGCGCTTCCAACTCGTCGTTCTGCAGATAGCGCGACACGCTGAACAGCTCGGCCATAGTGTTCGTGATCGGCGTGCCAGACGCCAGCACGACGGCCCGCGAAGGGCGGCGCTTGTTGAGATATTTGACTTTCGAGAACAGATCGTACGCTGCCTGAGACCCGTTGGGGTCGACGCCTTTGACGTTGCCCATGCCGGTCGCAAAATCGAGTTTGCGGAACAGGTGGGCCTCGTCGACGAACAGGAAATCGACACCCATTTCCTCGAAGGTAAACACCTGGTCGCGGCGGCGCTCGGTCAGACCGCGGAGGCGCTGCTCGAACTGCTCGATGCGCTGCTCGATGTTCCGGCGCGTAATGCGTTCGCCCTTGTCGACCTCGCTCAGAAGGTCGCGATATTCGTCAATGTCGGCCTGAATCTCCGCCGCCATGAAATCATCGGACATCGGGATGAAGCCGAAGCTGCTATGCGTGATGATGACCGCATCCAGCTCCTGCATAGCGACATCTGCAATGAACTGTTTGCGGCGGTCGGTATGGAAGCGGCGCTCGTCCGCCACGGCGATACGAGCCGTCGGATATTGCTCGTAAAACTCCTTGGTGAACTGGCCGAGCATGTGGTTCGGCACGACATACATCGGCTTGTTGACCAGCCCGAGCCGCTTCATTTCCATGCCGGCGCCGATCATCGCCGATGTTTTGCCGGCGCCCACGGTGTGCGCCATATAGGTATTTCCGGACTGGATGATCCGCGCGATCACGCGCGTCTGGTGCGGGCGCCACGACCAGGCCGACGAAATGCCGGGGGTCGTCAGATAGCTGCCGTCATAGGTCGGCGCGACGTGCGAATTATATTGCTCGTTGTAGAGCGTCACGAGTTCCTGCGCGCGCGCGGGGTCGCTCCACACCCAATTGCTGAACTCCTTTTGGATCGCGGCCATCTTGTCCGCGACGGCGATGGTCGCGGCCTCGTCGAGCACGCTCTTATCGCCCTCCATCGTCCTGATTTTGCGATAGACCTTGTGGCTCTGGCGGCGCAGCGCGTCCTGAATAATCTCCGGGGCGCTGCGATCGTCGGTGCCCCATTCCGAACGGGACGCGGCGCTATAGGCGTCGCCGCTGACATTCCAGATGGCGAGCTTTGGCAGATACGAAACGGTCAGACTGCTTAGGCCCAGGTGGCGACCGAAATCCTCGATGACCTTCGTCGGCAGCCACGGCATGCCGAGATTTGCGGCAATGTCGTTCGGCGTGAGCGGCGTTGGCATAACCGCTTCGAGCGCGGCGACGTTCCGCTCGAACGCCGGATCCTTCGCTGCTGCTTCCTTCGCCTGCTGCAGTTTGATGCGTACATTGCCGGACAGATATTGTTCGCGCGTCTGGTAGCCAGAGCCGTCGGGATTGAGGAATATGGCGTCGCCCAGCGCCTCGATGGCCTGTGCAGGGGTGGTGTTCGCAAGCGCGGCGATTTGCGGAAGGTCGGGGCGACCCGTCCGGTTCATCACATAAAGCAGTGCATCCTGCGGCGAGGAAATCTTGGGGTCGGCCTCGCGGGTGATGGCGCTGCGGAAGAAGACAATACCCTTCTGCGCTTCGCCCGTGTCGTCGTTATAATGCTCGATCGAGCGCAGCCGGTAGGATTCCGGGTCATCCATGAACGGCTCGATGTTAGGCCGCTTGTCGATGACGATGTCGGGCATATCGTCGGGGTCAAAGCTCCCCTCATCCCACGCCTCACCGCGGGCCTTGGCTGCCTCGCGTGCATCGGCGCGGGCGCGCGCAATCTCGGCGAGTTTCGCGCCTCTTTCGATCAGGGGGGTAGGATCGAAGCTCCCTTCGTCCCACGGGCGACCGGCAAGCCGCTCCTCCTCACGCGCAGCGGCGCGTGCCGATTCCTGCTGGATGATCGTCGGGCGCCGGAAACTGAACTCAGCCTTGTTGATCGGCCCGAACTTGGCGACGAATGCGTCATAGTCGCGGTTCAGGCGCTCGCGCGCCGCTGCCGCCTCGTTGGCGTTTCCAGCCAACTCGGCCGCAAAGATGTCGCGTAGTGCATCGCGGACGGGAACGAGACCCTTGATCCGCTCCATTGCGGCTTCGGTCTGCCCGCCAGTGACACCCTTGCCGCGCCGCTGCACCTCCTGCCCCTGACCGAAAGCTCCGACCTGCATGAGCTTTCCGGACTTGGCGATGTAGAAGGAACCGGGTTTGCGCTCGGCGTGGCGCTCGTCCTCGAGTTGGGTGGCTGCCTTGTCGGCGTCGATCTTCGCGGACCCCGGAGCCATGATGCCGACGGGAAGACGCTCGATCGCCGAGGCCAGATCTTTGCCGAGGTCGGCGCCCGGCCGCGACCGGACGGCATAGCGCTCGCCCGCCACCAATTTGTCAAAGAAGCCCTCTTCGCCCAGCACCATGTCGCTGTTCGACGAGAAATAAGCGTTCACGGCGCCTGACTTGGTGCCGCCGCCCCGCGTCGGCAGGCTGCGGCTGACCGTGTCGACCCAGCCCATATCGCCGGCAGCTTCGCCAGGCAGGCGCTTGCGAAGAATGACAATGTCGGTTGTGACGCTCGTACCGGCGTTCTTCTCGAAGGCGTCTCCGGGCAGCCGGATGGCGCCGACCAGGTCGGCCGTCTCGGCGAGGCGCGCGCGGGCCTTGGTGTCGATCTTGTTCATCGTCCCGGCCGACGTGACGAACATGAGCAGCCCGCCGGGGCGCACCGCGTCGAGCGACTTGGCGAAGAAATAATCGTGCAGAACCATCCCCTTGTAGGCGGGGTCTGCCGTGACGACGGTTTCGGAGAACGGCGGGTTGCCGATGACCAGGTCATAGGCGCCCTGCGGCACGCTCAGCGCGGTATAGTCGGCCTGCGCGACGTCCCACTTGGGATAGAGCGCCTTTGCGATCAGCGAAGTGATGTGATCGTACTCGATACCGCGATAGGTCGACGAGCCGCGCAGCGCGTCCGGCATCATGCCGGCGAAGTTGCCCACGCCCATGCCGGGCTCGAATACCTTGCCGCCCGAGAAGCCGAGCCGCTGCGCAATGCGCCACATCGAACGGACGATGGTTTCGCTCGTGTAATGGGCGTACTGGATCGACCGGCGCGCCGTCTCATATTCGGCGTCGGTCAGTATCTCGCGCAGACGCGGGCCGATCGTCTCGAACCCCTTGCCATACTGCCCGCGGCCGTCAGGGAACGCATTCTTGAGACCGCCCCAGCCGACGTAGCGGGCGAGGGCGGCACGCTCTTCGGCGGTCGCAACACGGCCTTCGGCGTCGATCGCCTTGGCAATCTCGATCGCGCGAATGTTGTCAGCGGCCTTGCGTGCCGGCCCGCGGGCCTCGTCGAGCGCCCCCTCTTCGATGCGGTGATTTACGCCGCTTTCGCGGCTTCGTCCGTCCTGCTCTCGGGTGGCGGCGGAAACTCGACCAGCGTTTCGAGAACCTGTCGCTCCGCGTTCTGCCTCAGCACCGGATCGGCTATCGCTCCGCTCGGCAGTTTCTCCGCGCCCGCCGTCAGGCTGGCGAACAACGCCGCTGCCTCGGTCGCCTTCTTCTGCAGATGCGCCTCGAGCGCGCCCGTCTTGCGCAGCTCCTTGAGCATCGCCGGAGCCTGTTCGGCCATCGCCGCCAGATAGGGTGCCTTGAACTCCATCGGCCCCCTCCATAGCAGTTTCAGGCGCGGATGTCACCGGTGCGGCATCGGCCCATTGGTCGAGGGTCCGCATCGCCCTTGCGACCTCGTCGGGGGTATCCATGCCGGCGACGGATTCGCCCATGTCCTCCATCATGTCGCGGGCGCCGTTGTACCAGCCGCGTAGATATTGACGAAGGTCGCGCACGGTGGAGCCGAGATCGGATGCGATCGCCTGGGCAAAGGCAGCAAAGCGGCGCGCGCCCTTCTCGATGTGATAGACCGCCAGCTCCGTGCCGATCGCGATGATCTCGGGGTCGATACCCGAATTGATGCGGTTCGGATTGAGCTTCGCCTTGAGGCGTTCGCGCAGCTCGGCCGCGCGCTCGTCCGTGACGAGGCGGTTGGGGGAGGGTTGGTTGCGCGCGCCCTCGAGGGTCTCCCCGGTCTGATCCCTTGCCGGAGCCGGCTCGGTCCGCTGTGATTCTATTTGGGGGGGCGGGGTCGGAGTCGGGGTTGCGGCTCGCGTAGGGTCATAGAGCAGGCGGGCGCTCTTCCCCTCACGATAGAGGCGGTCAAAGTCTTCCGGTGCGCCCGCAAAGACGCGCCCGTTGTAGGCTATGTACCCGACGACATTGCCGTCTTGGTCCACCAGTCGTGCTTGCGGTGTCTTCGAGCCGCCGACGCCCATCGTCTCGATCGCTTGACGGTAGGCGCGCGACGCATCGGCAAAGGACTTGCCCGTCATCGGGAAGCCGCTTTCGCCCACAATAACGCGGTCGACCTCCTCCGGCTTCAATTTATGCTGCGAGCGATCCGGTGCGGCGGGAGAAGTAGCTGCACGATCGCGTTGGCTTTTGCCTGGTTCAGTCGCATCCCGGCCCGGGACCAGGTTGGAAACCTCTGTTCCATTCCGGGACACTTGCACCAGGTCGACGCTGCCGCCTCCCTTCGGACGCTGCACCGCCGCGATCGCAGCGTCGCGTTCCGTATCGCCGACCCGCCCACCGGTTTCCAGAGCAGTTCGGATGTCCTGCTCATACTTCTTTGAAAACACGAGCGCTCCGTCAGCGCGACTCACGGCCTTTGCCCTCGGCACCTTGGCGCTGATCGCCGCGCGCTGCGCGTCGGAAAGGCCCGTAACCGCGATGCCCTTGCCGCTCGGCGTGTCAGAGATATTGACCGATGACTGCGCGCTCGCCGAGCCGTCATCCGTCGTCGCGCTCGGAAACTCCGGCACGATGTCGAGCAGCTCCTTGGCGGTGGCGCCGAGACGGATGACCCGCACGTCTTCGCCTGCATCGCGTTTGGCGAGCCACTGGTGATGGCCGTCGATGACATGGTCATCGCTCGAGACGAGAATTGCACGATCGCCGCCGGTGAAATCGCGAGCCTTTGCGACCTTGGCCGTGCTGAACTCGGCCTGCGTCGGCTTGAGGCTCTGCGCTGGAACACTCTCTTCGGTGTGCGATACGCCGCGAGCATTGAGGAAATTGACCATCGCGCCGCGATTTTCCGCCGCGATCTGCGGCATTTGCGCGCGCGGGATGCCAAGGCTCCCCGAGGTGTCGGCGAAGCGCACCCACTCGTCGTCGATCGGCTCGCCGCGCAGGTCGCCGCCCGGCTCGGGCAACTCGACCGTGGCAACAGGGCTGGCCTTGAACCCCTCGCGCGCTTGGCTTTCATCGGCAAACGGGTCGCCGACGTCGATACGAGCGGTGGTGCCCCCCGCTGCCGGCGTTCCGCCCGTCCCGAGCACGACGTGCCAATGCGGTCCGGTGGCGCCGGTGCGCTTCATCGTCGCTGGGTCGGTCTCGTCGAGCGCTTCTATGATCGAATAGCCAGCGTCGCGGTATCGCTGAACAAACTGGTCGAAGGTCATGCCCTTCACGGGTGCGACATCGACCGCCGCGCCGCTTTTGACGTGCCATGACTTGCTCCCCGCCTTGCCAGCGGCGCCCGCTGCACGCTTGGACGAGGTGACGCGGACTCCGGGGAACAGCTTTTCGGTGAGCGCCTTTGCGTCCGCTACCGGTGCGATCTTGCCCCCGTCCGCAATCTTCCCGACAGACCCCTGCGAAGGGGCAGGGGCGACGGGGATGACCGAATCTGTCACCCCTTGAGGGGTAGGGGGAACGCTGGTTGCGAGCCGCGTGTCGATCGCATCGGCCGCCGCGTTCAGTTCCTCGATCGAAAGCGGCGCGAGGCTCACGCCGGCGTCGGCGAGCGTGGAGATATGCTCGTCCAGCGTGCCGCCGCCGTCGAGGTTAATCTTCACGCCGGGCTCGCGCCCCGCGATGCCGGCGTCGGTCACGAATGCGTCAGCGACTGTGCCCGTCATGGTTCGACCGTCGGGGTATCTTACCGCAACGCGCTCGCCCACGCCGGGAAGTCCAGCCTCGGAAAGAATGCCGGACGCCTCGTTTGTGGCCGCTGCATCAGCCACCACGCCCTTGCCCTGCGCAATAAGGTCGGTGGGGAGGGGGCTCGCGCGATCGGCCTCACTGACCTGCGCAGGCGCTTCCTGAGCCTGTTCGCGCACACCCTTGGGGATAGGCGCGCCAGTCAGACGCGAACGCGCCGCACGCGTACCCGAAGCGCCAATCTCCATCGTCGCGCGAATTCCAGCGCCCATGCCAGCGCCGCCAACGGCGCCGCCGAGCATCTGGTCCGCCATTTCGGCGGCGCTCCAGCCGCGCTCGGTGCCCGCCGCGCCGCCGGTGTACTCAAGGCTGCTCTGCGCCGCCTCGGTCAGCGCTTCCTTGCCGCCCGCGCGCGCGACGCGCGAAACCGCGTTCTTGCCCGGAGCCTCGAGGATGCCGAGCACGCCGGTGCGTTCCAGAACGGCGGAGCCGATTCCGAACGGCGCGGCAATCAGCACGTCGCCAAGGGTCGGGTCTTCCTGACCGTTCGCCTCGGCACGCTGCTGTGCGATCGAACCGGTCTGCGACGCCGCTACAGATGGGATGCCGACATAGGGCGCGGCAGCCGAAGCCATGAGGGGCAGGCTCTCCACCGTCGTGTCGAGCACGAAATTGCCGATTGAGCCGATGCCGGGATTGGCCTTGACGTCTTCCCAGCCCGTACTGCCCTCGATGTCCATATTCGATTGGGGGCGGAGGGTGCGCGCGCGCTGCTGGATTCTCGGCGAGCCGGTGAGGGCGCCGACCGTGGTAGCCATGCCTGCGTTCGCGGACGCGCCGCCGCGCTCGAGCAGCGAGCTGGCGCGATCGAAAAAGCCTTCATTGACGGACGCGTCGAGGGCGCCGCGCCCCGTGCGAGCGCGCTCTTCCTGCCAGCGATCCGATGCGAAGTTGAGGCCCATGCTCTCGGCGAGGAAATCGCCGACCTGGCCCACCTTCTCCATGACAGTGTCGACGAAGCCGGAAGCCGCCTTGGGGGCTTCGGTGCGGTTGACGCGGTCCCATTCGCCGAGAAGGGGGTTGCTCCTATCCCCTGCGCCGGCGCGGCGCTGCTGGTCCCGATCCCATGCGTCGAGCAGAGGGTTGTCAGTCACCTTCCGCTTTGCCCGCTAAGGCCCTTCCTCCAACGCTCTTCAACAGAGGGCGCAGGCTTCGCCGGCGCGGTCTTCGCAACGGCGTAGCCCTGGCTCTCGGCGAAGCGGAGCGCTTCGGCCCGGGTGAGACCGCGATCGCGTGCCAGAGCGTCGACCTGCGCCATCGTAACCGTGCCCTTTGAGCCCGGCTTGACGGGTGCAGGCTTTGCAGCGGCAGGCTTTGCAGCGGGCTTCGCGGGTGCAGGCGATGGGGCAGGCTTCGCCGGCGCGGTGGCAGCGGCCGAGCCGATTCCGCCGCCGCCACGCGCGGCGCGCGCATTTGCAATACTGCCGGTCCCGTCTTCCATCGCCTTGGGCGGAACCTTCACCCCGGTTGCGATCTGCGAACCGTCGCCGCGGATCGCGTAATATTGGCCGTCGCCGCTTTCGACGATCTGCCTTATCTCGCCCCGCTCGATCTGCGCCCTGAGTTGGAGCGTCGCTGCATCCCGGCCCTGCGCGAGCGCGGATTCGAGGCGGGTCCGCTCAATGTCGTTGGCGAAATCCATCTTCTTGAGCTGGACCTGGTAGCCAAACTTGCGCGCATCGCTCTGGGCATCGACGCTCGCGCCGCGCTCGGTCTTTCGGGCGTCGTAATAGTCGCCGCGTGCATCGCTCTTGGCCGCGTTCGTGTCGTTGAGTTCCGCCTGCAACCGCATATTGCTCTGCGCATTCTGCTGTCGAAGGTTCTCAAGCGCCATCTGGCGGCGCTCTTCGGCGTCGCTCTGCGCCTGCTGTGCCATGCCGGAGCCGATCCCCTGCAGCGCGCCGCCGACGATATACCCCAAACTGCCCATGTCACGCGCCCCCGCGCTGCTGCGAATATTCCTCCGCTCCGGGAAGGATCTTGTTCAAGTCACCGGACCGGTCGGCCGCGATGATCTGCTCGAACTCGGCGCCCAGCGTTTCCGGATCGACCCGCGGGCTGGCGAGGCGATATAGGTCCATTGCGCGCAGCGCGATGTCATCGACCTCGCTTTGCGCAAAGCTCGAAATCCCAAGGCTCTCCGATAGTTCGACGAGTAGCTCGATGATCTCGGTCCCGGCGTGGAACACAACATCGTCGGGCACATCGGTGCCCTGCTGCGCGAGCGCCGCCTCGGTCATCATGGTGAGGACAACCGCTGTAACGGCAACGGCGTCCTGCGGCGTCTGCTGCACCGGGGGCTGCGCTTCGGCAAACATCTGCGTGACCTGGGGGTCAAACTCGCCGCGCAGGTTCTCGACGATCTGCGCGCGAGGTTCGCCGGGGGTTTCAGCGGGATAGATGATGCCCAGCGCTTCGCGCACCATCATGTCGTAGTTTGCCTGTTCCTCGGGCGATACCGCGTCAGAACCGCCCGTGTCCTGCTGCGCGGGCTGCTGCTGGCCCGCCGCGCGCGGGGCACCTGGCGTAGGGGTCGGCTGAATCATGGTCAGGCCCTCGCAACGACGCGACCCGTATTCGGGTCATATTTGACACGGCCATAGATCGCGCCGTCATAGCGCTCCGCGGCGGGCTGACCCGTGGTGGTGTCGAACCCCTCGGGCATGGTGAAGAGACCAGACATATCGCTGTAATTCGCGGCGATCGCTTCGCGGTCCCGCTTGAGCTGCTTGGCCTGCTCGCTCGCCACCAGACCCGAGCCGATCCCCTGGACCAGACCTGCGGTGAGCATCGGGTTGCGATTGAGGAAGCCGAGAAATCCGCCACCGCTCGCAGCGCTCGGAACCGTCGCGACGACCGGGGCAGTGGCAACGCCAGTCGCAGCGGCAGGGGTCACGGCTGCGACAGCGGGCGATACGCCCGCCGCGCCGATGCCTGCGCCGCTCCCAGCCGTTGCCGCGCGCGCCGCCTGCATCGCGTCCAGCCCGGCGACCGCTGAATCGACGGTCGTTGCCGCTGCACCGCCGGCTGCATTGCCCGCCGCGCCAGCAGCGGTTTTTGCGGCAGGAACCGCGCCGAGCGCGCCGATCCCGCCCAACACGCCGCCCGTGATAAAGCCTGCCGTGGCGCCCTTGATCGGGTTCTTGCCCATGAGGAGGGAGCCAATGGCGCCGAAGGTGGCGCCACTGGCGGCGGTACTTAATATGCTTGTCAGCCCTGCGCTTAGCCCAAGGCTGCTGCCGAGCGCGCCGATCGAGGGCAGGACACCAAGGGCTGCGCCCCCCGTAAGGACCACGGCACCGATCGCCAGCGCGGGAAGCGCCACCTTCTTGATGACCTTCGTGACCTTTTTGAACACCTTGCCGATGGACTTGAGCACGCCGGACACTATGCGGCCTCCTTCATGGTGACGGGTGCGGCGACCTCGCGCCGGTAGCTGCGGCCGAAGGGAACGAACCCCTTGCGACGGTAGAGTTTCGCGATGCGCTCCGAACCCGGGATCGCAGCGGTGTGGGAAAGCTGTATCTCGCGCACCTTGGGCGAAGCCTCGGCCCATGCGAGATAGGCGTCGAGCAGTTGCAGCACGGCCGCGCCAGGCGCGCCGCGCGCCACGACAAGAAACGCGTCCTGAGCCATAAGCTCCGTACCGATCATGTAGACGCGGTTGAGCATCCCGGCGCAGAAGCCCGCGATGGCGCCGTCGCTCGCCTCGCAGACAAAGACGCATGTTGCGCCGTCGTGCGTCCCGCCGTGGCGCTGGACCATATGCGCGAGCAGCTTGCGCGCGTGATCGCGGTCGACGTTGACTGTCTCGGCGTAGATCGACGTTTTCTGTTGATCGACCAGCATGTCGACCAGCGCTGGGACATCGACGAAGCGCGCGGGGCGAAGCTGGGTCATTTTGCCCCCGGCACGGTCACGCCGTAGAGCTTTTGCATCCACGACAAACCATAATTGAGTTGGTCGCGCAGCGAGTTCTGGACCGCGCTGCGCGACCCCGACGGAATCTTGTCGTTGGCAAGCGTGTTGGAAAGCGACTGCTGATAGGCGCCCATCTGCTGGGTGAACGCGTCGAGAAGCTGGCCACGCTCCTGTGCCGCGAGCTGCGCGGCCGAAACGTCGCGCTGCAACCGCTGCTGCGATTCCTGGCTCGCGATCGGGGCGGCGGCGCTGATGGCCTCGCGCTGGGCCGCGCCAATGCCGATCGAGGAATTGACGAGTCCGCGGCGGTTTGCCTGCTTCATCCCCTCGGTACGCGCGCCGCGCATCCAGGCACTATCCTTGCTGGTCAGCTCATTGATGCGACCCGCAATATTGTCCGTTCCGGTGGAGAGGGAGGCAGCCCCCGGCGCCGTGTTCGCTGCCGCGGGAAGATATGCCGTCGCGCCCGGTGCAACGCCCGAAGCCCCGCTGCCGATCCCGGCGATGACGGGCATCGCGTCGTCGGTGAGATAATCACGGATATTCGGCACCGAACCACCCCCTGCTAGCTGCCAATCTCATACCGCGATTAACGGAATACGACAATGCGCAAAAAGGGAGGCCCGCCGCAATCGAGGTCGCAGCGGGCCTAAAGTCTTGGGTCGCATGTCCGCGAGGAGTGCGACATGAACGGATAACGATAATCCGGGGCGGGTCAACCGCTATCGTCGGGGACGCCGGCAGGACGTGGGCCGCAATCGATGGGCGCGGTCGAGTAGCGGTTCCATATCGTGCACCACCGCCACGCGACAGCGTCGCGGCGATCGCCCCAATCGAAACGATCGCTGACCCAATTCTCGTAGGCTTCCTCCGACGTCGCCGCCGCCTCGGGCAGCACGGGCTTTTTCTGCTCGATCTGGTCAGCCGCCAGTCGCGCCGGTGGCGGGGGCAGGTGACGGACATCGCTTTCCTTGTTGCATGAGCTCGCGGCAAGCACGAGCCCGCTGGCGATCAGACAGGGGACGGTCAGGAATTTGGGCAGTCGCATCGTCAAGCTCCCTTCGGTTTCGGGCAATCTCATCCTCGACCGCGTCGGCCGCGGCGGCGTCCGCCGCACCGAGCGCGGCCATTGCCTCGTCGCGCTCCTGCTTGATCCGGGCCACCTCTTCGGCGTTTTGAAGGGCCTCGTGGGACCGACCCCGTTCCCATGCCCAGCTATAAGCGAACCAGAGCGCGGCAAGGATCACGGCCAGGGTGACGAGGCCAGACAGCCAGCCCGCCACCTTTTTCCCGAAGCGACCGGAAAGCCTTTGGACAAGCCAAGGGCCGAGCAGCGGCAGGAGCGGCATTATTCCGCCTGCCGCTTTAACTCGCGCACGTTCAGGATTTCCAAGCCGCTGTGAATGTAGAAGTCCTGCGCGGAGCCGGCTTCAACGATGTGAACGGAAACCGATTTGGGTTGGTCGGGCTCCCCGTAGCGAGCCGTGACCTCGACGGGCCAACCTGCATGGGCGTCAACAGTTACCTTGGTCGTCATTTCGCAACTCCTTTGCGATGGTGGTTAATGGGCTATCGGGTCAGCCCGCCCCCTCATCCGTGGGCGAACCCTCCTGCTTCTGGCGGAAATGAATCCACCCTGCCGCGCCCGCGAAAATCGCGGCGCAGCCCGTGCCTACGGCGATCGGGTCGAACCCATCGCCGCGCGCGATCGACCAGAAAACCCCACCCCAAAAGCTCAGCACGGAAAGGATCGAGCAGAGCCGCGCGATGTCGAGACTGACATTGCCCTTGCTGTAGAGCAGGTCTTTGAGGATTTTCATCGCTATGCGCCGAGGCCAATGGCGGAGACAAATTCCCCCTCGCGGATCACGCGCACATCGTGGCGTCCCTGCAGGAAGATCTCGGAATCCGTCGCGCTCGCCGCGTCTTCCTCGCCGATCTCGACCGCGCAATCCTCAGTCGCCGAAATGGACACGAGGCAATCGCACGGCGCGGCTGCGCTGCTTGCCGCCGCCTCTGCGGCGACGGTGATGTCATCCCGGGCGAGAAGCCGGCGCCCGAGGAGTGCGAGCGGCGAGCCGTTGGCCCCGCGGGCTGAGTTGGAATCGTGGAACGTCACGTAAACAGGCATCGACCTTCTCCTTCGCTCAGGCTTCGCTCGTCGAAACCGTGCCGCGGGGCAGCACGGGCAGGTAAATCGCCGACCGCGCGGGCAGCGGAACGCCGGCGGGCCAGCGAATGTCCGTGACCTCGCCAACCGCGATGTCGACAATGTTCACCATGTTCGACTGGTTTCCACCTAACGCTTTGTAATATCGGCGATCTTCGGTGATACCGACGATAAAGAAGACGTGGTTTCCGCCGGCGCGCTTCTTGACGCCGATCGCGCCGAGTTGGGCGGGGCAAGCCGTGCCATAGGCGGCAAAGCTCGCAGCGCGCGGAAACTCCTTGGGGTAGGTCAGGCCCGCGGCGTTGAGGCTCCATGCGACGAAAAGGCCGCACCAAGGGGTCTCGTCGTCATTGAACCAGGTCGCGCCGAGGCGGTGCCAGCTTTCGACGATCCATGTGTTGTGCTTCGGCCCGACAATCTCGCGCGTGCCGATCTTGCCGCGAGCAGCGACGATCCATTCCGGGTCGGCCGATGGAACGCCCTTCGGCTGGCGAGCGTCCCATAGCGCCGCGATCTGATTGATAAGCGGCACCTCGGGCTGCTTGAGCTTCTTTTCGGGCGCGTGAGGCCGGAGAATTTCGGCGATCCGGTCGGCGGTGGTCATTTCAGCCTCCCCATTTTCCGTTGGTGTTGAGGATCACGGCGACGATGGCGATCAAGCCGACGATCGCGGGCCAGCTCTTGCGAAACCAATCCCACAGTCCCATCGCGCCCTTGCGCTGGTTTTCGATGGCCTCGAGGGCCGCGAGACGCTTGTCGATCGCGTCGAGGTCTTCGCGGCATTTCTTGACGTCGCGCTCGATGCTGTTGTTTTCGATGACGGTCAGGCGCTTGTCGATCGAATGAAGCGTGCCGACAATTCCGTCGAGCTTACCGTCCTGCTTGTCGCCGCGCTCTGCGAGACGCCCCATCGCTTCCGTGTTCGCTTTGAGGGCCTGCAACAGAAAGCCACGCATCGCATCCTCATCACGAACGGGAACAAAGACTTCGGCGCTACCCGCCGCTTGTGGGTCGCTCGCCGAACTCATGATGTCGTCTCGAACGAATGAGGGATGGTCTCGACGATCTCGTACCGCACCGTTGCGCCATCCAGCGGCGCAAGCTCAAACGTCATGCGCCGGGGCTGCGCGTCGCTCTTCGCCACGAGCGTGCCGGTGAAATTGTGCGAGCGCCAGGCGCGCCAAGGCAAGCCGCCGACCTTCGACGGTTCCGGCATGCTGTCGCTGACCGAAATGACATCGCCAATCGTGAGCGCGTTCCAGGCTTCGGCGAAGTTCATCCCGCCGTCCCCGTCATCGACCCGTTGTTGGTCACGGGTACGGTGAAGCCGTTCTTGCGCACTGCGTAGCCCGCCGCGCCGCCCGACGAGGCACCCGCGCTGGCTGCGTTGCCGCCCGCTCCACCGGCCGTCGCGCCAGCGCCGCCGCCCGCACCCCCCGTGCCGCCGCCGGAAATCGTGGCATCGTTGCCGGGGCTGCCGTCGTTTATATCGCCGATGCCGCCAGCGCCGCCAGCGCCGTTCGGAAAGCCGCCGCCGCCGCCGCCGCCGCCGTTCTTGACCACGAATCCGGTAGCGAATGATCCCGAACCACCGCCGCCGCCGCCGCCCGCACCCCAAATCCCGCCGCCGGAATCGATGGTAATGTCGATGTCCTCGCGGCAATAGACCGCATCGCCGCCCGCGCCAGCAATTCCTCCGCCGCCATCGCCGCCGCGTCCGCCGCCACCATAGATTTTGCCGCCGTTCTGAACCACCAGCGCGAGATTGACGGCATAGCTGGTCGACGGCCACGACCCCGTATCGACCCCCTTACCACTCCCCGTGACTCCCTGAATCGTCACGCCGTTCGGGACGTTGAAGGTGATGGTCGCGTCGGACATGCCGGTGTAACCCGCCGCGTCTGCGATAGTGCGCAGGTTCGCGCCGGCCGCGGAACTGGTGAGGTCGATCGTGGCGGAAAATGCGCTCGGCGGCGTCGCGGGGGCGCCTTCGCTGCCCGGCGCCGCAACGACGTCCCAATAGGCGTTGGCCTGGCTGGTGCCGCTCGGGGCGTTGCCGGTGCTCGATTCGACCGTCAGCATATAGGTGCCGCCGTTGAAGGTGACCGTTTCATAATGATAATAGGTCGTTCCGGCGTCGTAGGGCCCGCGATTAACCGTAGCGTTCAGCCGTGCCGGGATCGACCATGTGCTGAGCAGCTCGCCCGCGGCGGACTTGGTCGCCACGGTGAACCACAACGCGGCCTCGCCGGTCGGGATCGCGTCGAACCACCCGGCTGGCGCGGCGAGGATCGGCGTGGCGGGCTGGCTCGACGCGCGCTGAAATTTGATATCACGGTAGTTGCCATCCTCGCCGTCGGTCCCGTCCGACCCGTTGGTTCCATCGCTGCCGTCCGTGCCGTTAACGCCATCCGCGCCGCGAAACCGGGTCCAGACATAATCGCCCGGGACGGCGCTCTCTTCGTCGGTGGCGCGGCCATAGGCGAGCCCGATATATTGCCGGTCGCCCGGCTCGCCCGTGGTGAAGTTCGCTGTGCCGTCCGCGCTGTCCGCGAACGCCATCCATGTATAGGACGCGAGCGGCGTCCCGGCCACGATCTGGCCGATCAGGATTTGCAGTGCGTCGATCGCGCCCTTGATTTTCGCCGTCTCGGCGTTGACCTGCTCCGCAGTGGCGCGGGTGAAGGGGGTCAGTTCGGTGCGGTTGTAGAGGCTGCTCATCGGCGGAGCTTTCGGCGGCTGTGATAGACGGTGTAGGCTTGCAGGATGTGCGGGTCTTCGAGCTCGTCGCTGTCGGCCGCGATGATGAAGGAGACGTTCCGTCCGATCCCGTCGACATAAGCCTCGGCGAGCCCCTCGACGGGCGATGACCAGAAAAATTCGTTCCAGGCCGCAATCGACCAGTCGCCGCCACCGCCCGCGACGAGGAAATCAATTCCGTCGCCCGCGCCCTGCACCGTGAAATCGCGGTTCCCGGCAATGGGCTGCTGGCCGTCGCCGTAATCGAACTGCGCCGTCACGCCGATGCGAGCGTTCGCCGGTGCCTGCATTTCGAGCACGAGCTTGAAAACGCGATCATCCTGCAACGGCGCGCCGAGCCCGTTGAAGGGGGTCATCACGAACCCCTTGATCGGCTCTCCGTCCTGCGACGTTCCGGAGTCGATGCGATAGACATAGCCGTCTTCGGCGCCGACGAAGATTCCCTCGGTGCCGTCGTCCAGCTCGGTCGTGACGGCGACATAGGGCTGCATCCCGAGTGCAAAGGGGATGGCCTCGGGCACCTTTCCGCCCATGTAGACCGAAAGGCCCGTGCCGTCGGACCAGATGAGGCGGTACTGGCTCTTGGTCCGCGAGACATATGAGAGCACGGTTGTCGCGCCGCTCCGGCGCTTCGAGCGGAAATAGGGCTCGATCAGAAGCGAAAGCGTGCCAGTCTTGAAATTGCCGAACGCCTGCGTCGCGGTGAGGCTGCGCATGCCGCGCCGGTCGATATAGATGGTCTGCCCGACCCGCTGTGCGGTGTCCGGCTCCGATCCGGCTTCCTCGGTCAGCTCCTCGAGCTGGAACGTATCGCTGTCGCGTCCGGTGAGGATGCCGATCTTCTGTTGGCCGAACAGCACGACGGCGGTTTCGTTGGCCTGGACAACGTCTGTGACCTCAGTGCCGAAGCCGATCTCGCTCGCGTCCTGGACCGCATCCCAAAGCAGGGGTTCGCCAATGCTTGAAATCTGCACCGATCCGCCGCGGAACACGAGGCCAAGGTGCTGCGCAATCTCGAACACGCGCACGGGCCGGTCGTCGTCCATCCCGGTGTCAATCGGGGTCAGGACCGTGCCGTCAAACTCGAACGCCGGCCCAACGCCGCTCGCCGCATAAATGGCGTAGCGGTCCGCCGACCCGTAGAAATTGTGCCCGATGGTCCGATATTTGCCGCCTGGGGGCAGGGTGACGGGGGCGATAGCGGTGAGCGTTGCGACCGTATCACCGCCGCGCTTCAACGCCTCGACCTCAAGCGTGCCGGTCAGCAGGGTCGCGATGATGTAGCCAGCCGCGTCGGTGCCCCAATCTCCTTCATTCTTGACCAGCCGGTCAACGCGAACCGTCGCGCCCGATGTGCCGCCGGTGAGCGTTTCCCCCTCGACAATCTCTAGCAAGCCCGTGGTGAAGGTGAGGCGATAGCCAAGAGTGAGCACCGTCCAGCCCGACGCTGTCGCCTTGTAGAGCTTTCCCTGCGTCGCGCCGACGTTGTCTCGGATCGCATAGGTATCTCCGAAGAGGCTGAACACGCCGCGAACCGGACCTTGCCCCGGAACCTTGTCGATCAGCGCGCGCCGATAGGCTTGCGCCGCCTTCAAATAGGTGGAGCGGGCGGTTTCCGTCGGAGCGGAATCCTCCGTCGACGGGCCAGCCGCCAGCGCGCGAGCGACGCCAGCGACCCGGATTTCCTCGTTATCGACGAAATCGCCTGAGACGTTGGTGAGGATCAGCGTTCCAGCGGCCGTGCCGCTGCCCCAGGAGCCGGTGAAATCGACGGGCTCGACGATAACGCGTCCCGTCGCCCCCGACGTGCCGCCGACTATGTCGGTGCCCGCAGTGATGGCGATCGCGCCGCCGTCGAAGGGCAGGAGCCAATAGGACGCCGTGGAAGGCGAGGGCCTGCCGTCGAAGCGCTCGTACCCGTCGACCCGCCCGTAGCCTTCGGCCAAGGGCTCATAGTTCATCCCGGCAATGAGGCGCGATGGCGGGACCGCAAGTGCGGCGCTGACCAGGTCGAGCCCCCCGGCAAATGCGTAAGTGCTGGCGCTCTGCGACACGGATCATGGCTCCATGTAATCGTCGCGATCGTTCGCGAGCGCACGGAAGCATGCGGCGTATTTCGCTTGCGCGTCGGCGAGCGAGAAGGTCGCCTCATCATGTCCCGCAAGGAGCATGAGGGCGCGCCAGACGATGATCATGTGATGCTCGAGGGGGCAGATCGGCTCGTCGGCGTCGGCCGCGAGTATCTGGGGGCGCAGCCAGTAGGCCGAGCGGAGCTTGTACTCCTTGTCGGGCTTCGGGCCGACGCACAGCTTGCGATCCGGCGCTACGCTGAAATAGCGGGGCCGGTTCGCATCGTGCGAGCCGAAATCATACTGGCGCGACCAGTCGTCATAGGGGAGCCAGAAGAGTTCGGACTCGTCCGCGCGGCCGATCGTGTCGTCATAGATGGAGAAGGGGGAGCGATGGCGCCGATCCGCGCCGCGCTCCCAGCGACCAAAATTCGAGATGGCCGGCACGAAATCCGCAGGGCCGTATGTGAGTTGGTCAATCGTAAGGTCGAGCGTCGCGGTGCGGCGCATCCACGCCCAATCGGTTCGCTCGCTCTGGATCAGCCGCCACGCCTCGATGACGTGCTGCACGATCTTTTCCTGCCTGCCGGTGGCACCCACAACCGTCGAGAGGCGGGAGGTCTGACTGACCGTCCCGCTCTCCCGTTCGGTGTGGTTCACCAGCTCAAGCAGGGTTGCCATGACTAGGCTGCAGCCCGGGCGGGCTCGGGCCCGGCGCGCAACTCGACATTATCCATGCGCTTGTGCCAGGCGGCGATTTCCTCCTCGCTCGGCAGCGAGAAGACCGAGAAGGGATAGCTCGGCTGCTCCACCCATTCCTTGACCGGCATGTGCGTGATCGGGTTGATCTCGTCGGTGTCGCGCGCGACCTTTTCGACCGCATCGACCAGCACGAGATAGTGGCGGTACGGGATTTTCACCCGCTTGCCGCGCTGGACCTGCAGCACGTCGCCGTTGCAGTTGATGTAGCAATCGCGCGAGCGGGTCTTGTCGTTGCTGTTCTGGATTTCGATCTCGACTTTGGGATCGTATCGAAAGTGGCGGCTCTCCGGACCAGCCGGGAGTCCGCCTTCGCCAGCGGGGGCAACGTCGAGGGCAGGGGCAGAGGTCGCGCCGAGGAGCTTCATAGTCGACGGCAGTTCGATCTGTTCGACTTCCTCGCCGAGGACACCCTTGATCTTGGAAATAAGGAAGGCGTTGCTCTGGCCCACCGGCTTGATGCCGTCGATGTTGAGCACGCCTTCGGCGTAGTAGCGGAGCTGGGCGTTGGTGGCGTCGCCGAGCGCCACCTTGAAGGTGTCGCCGCTCATGCGCCGTCTCCCGACTGCTCAGCCGCTTTGGCCTTGCGCTCCGTGATTTCGGCCTCGATCGCCTTGGTGACGCTGGAGCGCGGCTTTTCGCGGTCGATCTCCGCAGCCTTTACCGCAGCGAGTTCCGCGTCGCTCAAAGCCGCGAGGCGCGCCACGACGTCACCGACGTTGCCGGCGATGACGGCGTCGGCGTCAAAGGCGGGAGCGGAGTTGCCGGAGCCCGGCTCGTTCCCGCTCCCGCCCGCGCTCGCGTCCGATCCGCCCCCCAGCGTCTCGGCGGGCGCTTCCGGCGCCTCGGACGGTTCGTCGCCGTCCGAGAGAAGGGTTGCGTCAAAGCCCGCGCCACGCACGACGTCGAAATAGGAGCGGGGCAGGGTGACGGGGGTATTGTAGGGGATGACGACCTGGTCGCCTTCAACCGCAGGCTTGGGAACAGTCGTCGTGCCCTCGCCGCGAACGATGAAGGTCACAGCGGGATTTTCCTGCGTGACATGCTTCGCGAGAATGCTGTCGTAGTTCGGCATGGGGGGTCTCCTGCACGTCATTCAACGATGGCTCGCCCGGGCTTCCGGCGTGCAAAGGAGAGCCCGGGCGAGGATCGGCGCCGCGTCAGTCGACGGCGCGGAAGGCGGCGTAGCGGAACACCTTGGCCGATTCGGACAGGGCCGAACCGACCGTGAAGCCCGCGGACTTGTCGCCCGCGGTTCCGGTGAACGCGTCGATGCCGTTGCTCGTGATGAGACTGAGCTGCGTCGAATCGTGGTTCGCGATCGCGAGCGCGTCGGCCGCGCCCATGCCGTTGAACCATTCCCAACGGGCGTCGCCGTCGGTCGCGTTCCAGACGATCACGAAATCGGGCACCCAGCCCAGCTCGATAGTGATGGCAGCGCCGGTGCCGGTGTAGCTGCCCGCTTTGAAACCATTTGCCATGACAGGCTCCTTTCGGTTCGAGAAACCGAAACGGGGCGGGTCAGAGACGCCGCCCCGTCACGATTAGAGGGCGGTCGCCGCGACCTCGAGGCGCGTCATCCACGTCTCGTTGAGGCGGACGGCCGCGAACCAGGTCTTCCAGCCGACGTAGCCGCGCTGACCGAGCGGGTCCGACTTGTCGACGGTGTCCGGGTTGATGACGGTCGGCGTCATCGCCATGTTGCTCTTCATGTCCGGACCCTTGCTGTTCTTGAGCGGGGTCAGGCCGAAGGCGTGCATGCCGAAATAGAGCACCGGGTAGACGTCGGCGTTGGTGCCGCTGGTCGATTCGACCGAGCTGCCCGCAGTGCCGCCGGCGTCGGCGAAGGCTTCAAGGTCCGGCGACAGGATGTAGCGCACGTCCTCGACCGAGCCGATTTCATACTCGCTGATGACCTGGCGCTGGCCGTACTCGGCCACCGGGGTGAAGCCCGCGAGACCGCGAATATCGGCCTCGAGGTCGGTGTGCGCGACACCGATGTAGGCGGCCTCGATCGGCTTGGTGCCGATGTTCACCGACCCGCCGAGGATCTTGGTGAACTTCTTGGCCTTCATCGCCTTCAAGTAGCGCGTGACCTTGCGCTGCTTGTTGAGGCTGATCGCGGTGTTGACCGCGCCGCGGCTCGAGCCGTTGGCATAGAAGACCGAGGTGCCGCCCTTTACCACGCCGTAGATGATCTGCTCGAGCGTGCGGCCCGCGTTCTCGCCGGCCATTTCCGACGCGTCGCGCAGAACAGGGTCTTCCGAGAGGTCGTTGACCTTGTCGGTGATGACGACGAGGTCGCCATACTGTTCGAGCGTGACCGGCACGTCTTCATAGAGCATCTGCCGCGCATTGGGCGTGACGCCTTCCTGCAGCGGGGTCGTGGATGCGGTGAACGGAATCGGCCGACGGAACTTGACCGTCTCGGCCTTGTTGCGCGGGATCGGCTTGGTATCGCCGAATTTACCCAGCACGCACACCGGCTCGGCATGTTCGAGCATGGTGTTGTAGGCGTGGGCCGCGGTGCGCTGCGAAATATCGCCGTAAGCGGTGCGAGTCATGGGAAAACCCCCCGTTGCCGGAGGGCTTGCCCGCTCCGGCTAACCTATCGAGAAGACCCGCGCCGCTGCTTCAGAGCGGTGATGCGATCGAACTCGGCGTCGAAATCGTCGGGGATTTCATTGGTGACACTCGCGCCCCCATTGCCCCCTCCGTCTCGCGCGGCGTCCAATTGCTTCTGGCGGCGCGTGTCAGCGGGTGAAGGAGTTGGCGTCGGGGTCGGGGTCGGCGCTGGTGAGGATGATGCTTCGATCCCCATGTCGCGTTTAAAGAGGCCCATAACCCAAGCCGCTTCCTCGCCATCCGAGACGTCGATGTTGCGTTGGAAGGCTTCTTGGACCGCGCGCGGCTGCGTTTGGATCCAGCCCCCCCAGCGTTCATCGGTGGACAATTCGCGCCAGTCGGGGTGACGTTGGGCCAGGATGTCGTACTGCTGCGCCTTGAAGGTCTGGCTCTGCGCTTCCGCGAGAGACTGGACCGGCTGACTTAGCTGCTCCACCTGAGCCTTGAGGCCCTCGATGATCCCAAGCACCGGACCGGCAATCTCGGGATAATCTTCGGCGAACTGCGTCAGCGCTTCATCGGTTTGAGCCCCGGATTCAGAGCCTTTCCCGTCGTCGCTGGTCGCCTCTGCCGGGCCACCGCCCCCCTGACCACCGTTCAACTGCTTCATGAGCTGATCCAGCTTGCGATCGAGCGCGCTGGTCCTGCCCTTTTGAGATTCGAGCTTGAACGTGAGGTCTCGGACCTGCTGTTCGTGCGCGGTGCGCAGCTCTGGCGAAGCATTTGCCCAAATGTCGTCGGAAGGTTCGACCTTAGCCGGGGGCGCTTCTTGGCCTGCAGCCTGGGTCTCTTGGCCCGCAGCATCATCAGCCGGGGGCGGCGATTCCGGATCGGTGTCGGAAACCGGGTCTTGGTCGTCGCTACCCGCAGCATCATCAGCCGGGGGTGCGTCGCCAGACGCAATTTCGTCGAACGCCTTGTCGAAATCGTCAGCGTCGTCGCTGGGGTCAGTAATTGCCGAATTTATCGTCATGCGTCAAGATTCCTCGTGCTGGGGGGTCAATCTTCGGGGGTGTCGCCAATCATGTTACCGGATTGCGTGACGGTGCGATCGAGCGTCAGGATGTAGCGGAGGCCCGCGATCTGGCCCTGCAACATGGGCACGGCCTCGCCCGTCGCCTTTTCAAGCTGGTCGCGCAGCTCCTCGATGCGCTGCGTCGCCTTCGCCTCGACGACGCGCCAGGTCAGGGGGGCGCTCATGCCGCAACCGTCCCGGCACTGATCGCGCCGCCCGATCCGGTGGGCTCGCGTCCCATCGCTTCGGCGCGCGCGGCGTTACGGTCCTCGACCGCGATCTCGGCCGCGAGCTTACGCTCGTCGCTATCGGTTCGCATCTTCATCGAATCCAGCATGGCCTGCACCTTCGCCATGTCGACGCCATCCTTCTGGATGAGCTTGAGAATTTCGGTCTGCCGGTTCATCTCGGCGATCTCGCGTTGCAACTCGCCCTCGGAGCGGCGGGTCTCGGCGGTGATGGTGGCGACCTCGATTTGCGCCGCGGCCCGGATTTCCTCGGGCGATTGTGGCTGAGACTCCGCCATCTGCTTGACGCGAGCCTCGAACTCGTCTGGCTCGACCAGAACGTCGCCCGGGTTGATCGCCATCGCCTGCAACGTCATGCGCAGCGTCTCATAGACACGGATCGCGGGTCCGATGACGGGGTGCGTCGACCATTTGTCCGTGATCGCCATAAGCTGCTGCGACTGGATTTCACGGACCAGAAGCACGGACGTGCCGCGCGCCTCGGTCTGCATGTCGCCCTTGATTGCCTCCTTGTCGCTGAACTGCATGTTCCAGTCGAAGAAGCGCGTGATGAAGGGCGACGTGATGTCGTCGTCCCAATTCTTGACGACGCGGCGGAAGATGACGTTCGCGCTGTTGAACAGCATCGACATGCCGGAACTGGTCTGCGTGACGTGCGCGCCTTGCTCGCCCTGCGCGATGAGCGGCATGGAGACGACCTCGTCGATCATCTTGAGCGCGAAATCGACGATGACCATGAGCTGCTGCAGGTTGACCGGGATGTTGACGACCTGGAACGGGCCCTGTCCCTGCGGCGAGACGTCGCTCCCCTTTCGGATCCAGACCTTGCGCGGTCGCAGCTTCCAGTTGCCGTCTTCGGGTTCGACCTGCGACTTGTCGACGATGATCTGAGGCCCGGCGGACAAGCCGCCATTGTCCATCATCATGCGGATCGACGAGTTGAACATCGACTGGACCTGCCGCATGAGGCGCGGAACGCCGATCGCCGCCAGCATGGTGGCCTCGCCGCGCTCGAACGGGAACCAGCTATAGAGGCTTTCGCCGCTGTCGAGGGGATAGTCGGGCGCGATCTTGAGCAACCGGCCCTGGCAGAAATAGAGCACGACGCGGCGCTCGGCGAGGGTATCATCCTCCCGTTCGATCTCTTCGGCTTCGTCATCCTTGCCGATCGCGCGCAGTACGGTGGCGATCTGCTCCACCGAAAGCGCGCCGTGATACTCCCACACGATGTAGCGGTCGGGCAGGAGCGCGGCGTTGGGCGCGTCCATTTCGATGAGGCGCATGTCATTGAGATTGTTATTGGAAATTGCGCTTTCATGCCGCGGGGAGTCGCGCAGAATCTCGCGAACGACGTTTTCGCGGAACCCCATTTCGCGGGTCATCTTGCGCAGACGCATCTTGTTGACAGGGTGGCGCTCGAAGGTGAATTCGCACTCTTCCATGCACGCCGCCGACATGTCGGGGAACCAGTTGATCGGATGGACGCGGCGGCACCCGGGACGCGGGTCTGGGGCTCGCTCAAGGACATACTGGCCAGCGATCGGCGCTCCGTCCTCGCCAACGACCGGCTGCCACGAGCCGCGCTTCGCGCGCATCGTGACGGGCCCTTTGATGATGCCCGAGCCGAGCCGGCACGCGTCGCCGATCACGTCGCGCGCCACGGCGGCATAATTGGTTTCGGTGAGCTGGTCGTCGATCTCGCGCTGCATGAGCTCGGCGCGGCGCTTCGCCTGGTCGAGGATGCGCTGGGCGTCGGCGAACGCTTTCTTGAGCGGCACGAGCTGCTTTTCAAGCTCGGCCATTTGGGCCGCGACCTCCTGCTGCCGCGCGGCGTCGGGATCGGCCTGCTCGGGGTCAGCCTGCTGGTCGGCCATCGCGTTGTTCTGCTCGACCAGTTCCTTGATTTGCACTTCGGCCTGCTCGATCTGCGCCACAGCGTTCCTGGCCGCGTCGTCGAGGTCGGGCACCGGCGTGGGCTGAATGCCCCAGTTGCGGTCATCGGCGGGGAACAGGAGGTCGGTGAGCCGCGCCTCCCACGCCAGCGTCTTGGGCCGGGTCAGGTTGACGAAGACCTTGCTGCGCTCGGAATCATTCTCAAGCGCGCCTTGGATATTCGGCTCATAGATGCCGTGGAGCTGGCGCAGATCCTCCATCCACCGCGTCTCGATATTGACGCGCGCCGAAATCTGCTCGGCAAGCAGGCGCTCAAGCTCGAGGATCACGGCCTGCATTCCCTGTTGCAGCTTCTCCTCGCGCTCCTGCTCGGTCGCCGGGTCGGGTTTAGGGCGCTTCGCCATAGCTCAATATCCTGCGATCGGGTCGGCCGCGCCGCGCGCGCCGGGTTCGGTGGTGATGGCTTGCACCGGGCGGCGGATGCCGCGCTTGATCCCGCTCACGACGTAGTAGCGGGTCGCGTCCATCAAGTGATCGTTGGCCTTGACGACCTTCCCCTTCTCGTCGCGACGGTAGATGCGATACTCTGCGAGCCAGTTGGTGAGGGTGCGGAAGACCTTGAGGCGCCCGGTCGAAAGCCGCTCGAACACGTCGTAGATGCCGGCCTCGACGCTATTCTCGGCCGATATGAGGTGGAGCCCGAGATTGATGTAGTTCGCAAGGAGGCGCTGCCCGTCGATCTGGCTGCGCCCATTGGCGGCGGGGTCGATGACGCCGGGTATCCAGTCGCCGCGCGCCTTGATCGCCGCGGCATGAACCGACGGCTCGGCCTGTCCGCGATAGTGCTCGGAGTAGAGGTAGACGACGTCCTGATCGGGATCGCGCGCACCCCATATGGCGGCGGTTCGATTCCAGCCCACGTCGAGGCCGTAGCTGCGCAGCCAATAGTGCGGGATCTGGAACGGATCGACGACGAAGACCTCTTCCTCGATCGGATAGATCGCGCCGGCGCCGAGCGAGGGGATGCCTTCCATGCGGGCCTTGCGCTGGTGCGGCGGAGTTTCCTTCTCAAGCTCGAGGCGCACGGCTTCGGAAAGATGGGGCACGTCGCGCCACCCTGCTTGAACGAGATAGCGGGAATTTGTGATGGCCCCAGCCATCACCGGCCTCCTTTGGTGTGGAGGTCGGGTTGAGCGGTCATGTCGCGATAATCCCGTGCGCACGAATGGCCGCGAGTATCTCGTTGATCTTCGCCTGCTCGTCGCCGCCAGCGCTGTCCGCAATGGCTGCCTGCTGCGCCCCCAGCACCTTTGTGCTTCCGACATAAACCGCATCTGTATAGACACGCAGCCAGTTTGCCGCTGACGTCCCGAGGTAGTAGCTGTTGTTGGCGTCGGGGACAGCGCGGCCTCGCATAGTGATCGGCTGGTTCGCCGCGGGCGCGAGGTCGATCCCGCCCGCCGTTGCCTGAAAGCGCATTCCGCTGGTCTGGCCAGCCGGCGTGACGAAGTCGGTGCGCGTCCCGCTTACCGCGTCCTGGATTGTCAGCACCTGCCCCGATGCCGAGGTCAGCGATAGGAGGAACTGCTGCTCGTTGCTGGCGGTCAACTGGAAAGCATAGCTCGCGCCGTTAGCCTTCGCTGTCGTCATCTTGGCCGGATCGGTAGACCAGCCGAACCCTCCAGTCTGATCAACGTAGAATGCCAAGACTTCCGATTTCGTCTTACCGGTCAGCGTCGTGCTCGCGACCGTCTGCGCGGCGGCGGAATTTCCCCGAACCGCGACAGTGTAGGTTCCGGTACCGCCAGTTCCGGTACCAAGTGCAGCAATCGTCGTTCCTTCTTCAACCCCCGAGCCCTCGACGAAACTACCGACCGCGAGCGCGCCCGAAGCCACGTCTGTGACGGTGAGGACATTACCGCTGATTGAGCCGGTAACCTCAGCCGTCTCCGTGAACCGGTCGTAAGAGCAGCGCAGGAAGCCCGCCTCGCTGACATAGGTCCCCGGCTTGTCGGGGCGGCGGATATGATTATTCGCTCGGCGCAGGCCCAGCACATAGCCACCGGTTCCGATGCTACCACCGACTTTATCGAGCTGCCACGTCCTGCTTGCATCAGTGTAATCGTGGATTGTACCAGCGACAGGCGATGTTCCTCCTTGGCCCGCTCGAAAATCCATATCGAAACCGGAGACCGTCGAACTCGTCGGCGCCTGATAGTGCAGACTATCGGGGAGACCTGATAATGCGTCCTGAACGGCGTTAAGGTCCGCGATCTTTGCGCGGGCGTCCATTTCGGCCTGTGCGTCCAGCCCGCTTTCCGTGCCGATCAGCGAAAGCCCCTCGTTTTCTGCGGTGCTTTCAAGCTTATCCATCGTCTCGGTGGCGAGTTCGCCAGCGTCGAGCAGCTTCTGCGCGATGAGGCGGTCGATGCCGCGGCCGTCGACCTCAAGACCTCTGGTTTCGAGCAGGCCGTGGCGTAGCGCGACGGTCACTTGGGCTGCTCCCCGGTCAGCACGACGATGATGTTGCCGCCCTCAAGGGTGACGACGCGAACGCGCCAGTAAGCCCGGCAGGGCTCGGAGAAGCGGAAGGGGGCGATGCCGGCCGACAGGTCGCCCGATATAGGTTCGACGGTCGTGGGAGCCCAATTCGGATTTGGGCCGTTGGGATCGTTGGTCGAGCGCTCCACCACGATCTCCATTTCGGTGGCCGTGCCCGAGATTTGCAGGTGCACGCCATCCTCGGGCAGGCGAGAACGCTGGAATTTCATCGGCTTGGTCATGCCGGGCTCTGTCAGCGTCTCGGTATATTGAACGAAGACGTCTTCATCGGCTTCCCGATTGAAGATAATGCGCTCAGTCTGCCCCGCCATACTGCCCTCCGTGTCCCGCGCCTCTGCGTCGGGGTATCGGAATACGATAATTCGCGGAATCGGGAAAGGGTCAAATATCCGTTAACCGCCCGGGCGCATGTCGCTGGGCATGAACTGCATCACGGTTTCGCTGAGCCCGAGCAGCGGGGTGAAGGTCAGCATGACGAGCCCGTTGGTCGTGACGGTGCGGTAGAGACATTCCTCGTACACCCCGAGCGGGCATTCCTCGTCGAGCCAGATGACGTGCTTCGCGGTGCCCTGGAAGACGCGCCGGCCCTGGTCATAGGATTTGAGCGAGAGCCGCGACCATTTCCCGGAGCGATGCTTGACCAGCACCGTGTCCACGAGGTCCTGCACGCCCTGCTTCCATGTGATGCGGCCGATCCGATCGCGCGGAATCATGCCGGTTCCGTCGAACCGCTTGGCGCCGCTGGTATAGTCGATCTGCCCGAGCAGCTCCTTCTGGATAATGTCGCGCGTCGTTTCGTTGGTGTCGCCGGCCGCCCAAATGTCGGTAGGGGTCCGGAAGGTTCTCCCCTCCCACCAGTGCGGGTAGGCGCCGGTGAGGTGCGCGCAGACCTCGTACGAGCCTGCGACCGTCTTGCCGACGCGATTGGCGGCCATGAAGCACCGCTGGCGGTGCGTCGCGCCGGCGCGGAAGAACTCGAGGTGCCTTGGGTATAGCTCGCGCCGGTACTCGCCCTCGTCGGGAAAGAGCAGGTCGAACTTGTGGGTCCGCTCCCATTCCATCGCCGCCATGACCGGGGCGACGAGACGGCGCACTGTGTCCTCGGGCAACTCGCTTATCAGGCGGTCGATGTCGAAGACGGCGGGATCGAAGCCCTCGATCGCGCGCAATCCGTTCCCGAGCTCTGCGAGGGCGTCTTCGACCCGCGACACGTCGGGCCCGACCTACTGCTTCGTCGAGGACGTCGGGGCGTTGGCCGACTTGTTCAGCGCCGTGACGATCGCGTCGCCGAGGATCTGGCGCATCGTGTCGACCTCGACGTCGGCGCCATCGTAGCCCGCGCCTTCGTCCGGGGCCTGGTCGTCCTGCGCGCCGCGGCCCTTGCCCTGCTTCGCGCCGGGCATTTCTGCCATTTCGTCCGCGGCTTGCTTGAGCAGGTTCGCGGCGAAGGGGTGATTGCCCTTGTCGTATGCGCGCTCGAACATGCTGCCGAGCTTGTCGATGCGATAGATCCGCTTCGAGATTGGGTGCATCCCGAGCAGGCTGTTCTCGTAATTCTTGCGCGTCGTGTAGAAGAGGTTGGTCAGGGCTTCGCTCAGCTCCCGATTCCACGAGCGTGTTGGATCGTATCGGCCGACCAGGTTGCGGCTGACTGCGAAACCGAAGGTCTTTTCAAACTCTTCCATGACCTCGGGGATGCGCACGTAGCAGGCGAGCTGGCCCACGATGAAATGCTTTTGCTCGGATGTGAGCCGCACCTTGTCGGGTTTGTTCGCCTTGCCCGCCATGTCACGCGGCCCGCTTCATCAGGCACGAGCCGCAGGCTTGTGCGATCGAGGCTTTCGCCACGGTCGGTCCGCGCTCGGCCGCGGCGACGAGGCGCGCAACGTCCCACGAGACGGCGCCGTAGCGCTCGACAACGCCGATGAACTCTTCGACGTCATGCCCGCGCATCTCGAACATGGGGCGGCCGTCGCGCGAGAACTTGGGTTCGCCGTACTGGTCGCGGGCCTGAGCGCAGTGGAACATTTCGTGTTCGATCAGCGCGCAGAAATTCGCGTCGTCGAGGTCGCGGGCCCATACCGCCGATATGGTGATGATGAAATCGGGCGCGTGGCCGAACCAGTTTCGTATTTGGTGGTGCGCCATAGCGCTGCCCCAGCGTTCTTGCGGGGGAGGGACGAGCCGGGCCTCGCCGAGGATGATTCGGCCGCGGTGCGTCGCGGGCTCGTCGGTCCAGAGCCAGCCGATCGAGGCGTCGCGAAGATGGGCGTGATCCGGATTGTAGAGCTCGGCGTCGTCCTCGAGGAAGGTTTCGTGCACCCACGCGCCAAGACCGTCCTGGTCCGGCGCAAAGCCGAAATTGCTCTCGGAAGGCGGTAGGGGGCGCATGCACTTCCTCTGCCAGATTTAACGGATTGCGTAAATAGTCGGGGCGCGATAGCCTCCGCCGCTCGCAGGGTAGAGCAGTCCGGTAGCTCGCTTGGCTCATAACCAAGAGGTCGCGGGTTCGAATCCCGCTCCTGCATCGAGATACCCGAGAGGGGCGTCTGGTACGGCTCGCAAGGCCCCCAGCGGCGATTATAGGGTCGCCATCAGGTGCTCAGCACGCGCCCCGCCAGCGCACCCGGCAGGCCACCGAGGTTCCTAGCCTCCGTGGTCAGGGATCGAGCCAGGCGAAAGCCTCGACGAGACGGCGAGCCGTTCGAGCGTGGTGGGAGGCCCGCAACACCCCGACAATCCCGCCGGGGCGATCAAGGAGAGAGACATGCGTTCTTTCAGTTTCCGAGTGCTGATTGTCAGCGCGGTGTTCGCGGTTGCGGCGAGTTTCACCGAGCATATCGTCGCCCCGATCGAGCGCGCCGCGGCGCGCTTCTTCGAGTTCGTCGCTTCGGTGTTCAAGGTCGAGCCGATGCGTCTCGCGGCCGATGGCCCGAGCCTTGTGCTCCGTGAAGATCGCGATCCGCTCCCCGCATCGCTGCTCGAGCGGCTGCGCCACGAAAAAGGCGTCCCGCGGCTCGGCGCTGCGCGAGGCTGTTAATCGACGTCTCGGCCCACAGGGACGAAGAGGAAGGGCGTCGGGGAAACTCGGCGCCCTTTTCCTTTGGCAAGTCCTATGATCAGGATTCCTCCAAGGCGGCGTCGATCATAGCTGTGTAAATCCCGCCAATATCGGCTGGATTGCATTCCCACACGTTGCGCTTTGCAATCTGCCGGGCATGTTCATCATCCGGTTCGCGGATCGCTTCGAGGACGGCGCGGGCGCATGCCAGATAGCCCGCCCTGTCATGCTCAAACCGGAATTCATCGATTGATGCGATTTCCGGAACATCGACCTGCCTAGCATCATGGTTCGCGAGTGCAACGGCGGCGCGCTCGAGCGGGGTCATGTCTATTCCCTTCCAAACAGATCGGCTTCGGGCGGGTGGTTCGCCTTGATCCAGTCCTGGGCCGCGCGCGCCGCTTCGACATATTCGCGGCTCGGAGTCTTGCTCCGCTCCTGCCCGGGGCGATAGGTCGCCCATATCCGATCGCGGATCGGCTTGGGCAGGGCGTACCAGTGCTGCTTGCAGCCCCATGCCGCTGGTGGCACGTCGGCGTTGCAGCCGGGCCAATGGCAGTGATGACGATGCGCGCCGGTGTCGGCCGCGATTTCGTCGCGGACGTGCTCGACCTTCTCGGCGATCCGGCTACGCCGGACCCGGTACGCCACCGCGCCGCGCCACGACAGCAGATGCGCCGGGCCAGCTCGGCGCGCGGCGTAGGCCCATGCAAGAGGGGTCTTCATGCCCCATGAGAGGGCGACGATGTCGTTGGGTGCGACGCCGGCGGGAACGTTGGGGCTCAGGTCATGCTCATGGACAGGAGACCAGTCCGCTTCGACGATCGGCTTGGGCAAGGCGTCGATGGTGTATCGGCGTGTCATGGCGTGGTTTCGGCGGCGCGGCGCTGCTCCTTCTCGGCGCGCTTTTCTTGGCGGCGGCGTATCTCGCGCATCCTGCGCTTGATTTCCTCGGCCCTGACACCGAACCTGGGCAGTCCGTCACCGCGTGGCATGGCAATCTCCTGTCGTTCTCACGCCGCCTCTCCTGCGCACCAGAGGCCGCATTCGGCGTCCGCATAGTCATCGGGAATGAGTTCTGGCGATTGAGCGACCATGCCGAGGATTTCGACGACGCTTTCGCGGCCCATCGCAAAATTCCGATCCTTCTCGTGCTTGGCCCACCAGAAGGTGCCCGCAGGATCAAAGCGCGCGCGAGCGACCCGGTTTTTCAATCCGACAAACGGGCAATGATCGCAGTTGCCGTAGCCGCGCGGCAGTTGGAGATCGAAGTCTTGCCTCTTCCAGAAGCCGAGAACGTCATCTTTTCTGATTCCAGCGGCGATAAGAGGGGTCTCAATCTTGCGGCTGGCATTGCGCTCCTTTTCCCGGAGCCTGCGAGCGCGGTCGGCTTCGTCGGCGCGAATGCCGATGACTTCGACATATTGGCCGGGCCCAAGGCCGTGCAGAGCCATGAAGTCCTGCAAGGTGCGGACCTTGAGATAGTCAGTGCACCACCGGCCCCGGATCGTCGACGGGACTGCCTGCTTTTCAGCAATGAGCCGATCGAACGGCTCACCCTCCCGGCTAGCGCTATTGTATCCAACCTCCTGGATTCGACCTTCTGGCCCGGCACTCTTACGCTCCGTCACAAATTCCAGCCACCGCACCCGGACACCCCATCGCGTCGCACACTCATGGACGAAGCGCAGCGTTTCCTCACGCTCCTTGCCGGTGTTGGCAAAGCACACATGCACGTCATCGGGCAGCGTCCCGCCGTGCGCCTGTAGGATGCGCCAGAGCATGTAGGCGCTGGTCCTGCCGCCGGAGAAACTGATGAGCGCCGGGCCCTCGATCAGGAACGGATCGGTCACGCCGGAGCGCCTTTCGCGCGCGATCGCTGCCAGGCCCGTGCGGCCCGTCGAATCTTCCAGCGATTGATGAGGTGGGGCCGGAAGCTGAAATATGTTCCGTCCTCGTGCCATCCGCTCACGCGCTGGCCGTCGAGGCGCACATAGGTCAGGTGTAGTTCAATCCAGACCTCGGGCGGGTCGACCGGGGCGCCGGCGCGCTCGCCGGTTCTGTGCAGGACAGGCGCGGCTAAGTCCGGGATGGTCTCCATCACGAAGAGGGCCGGGCCGACGATCGCGTATTCACCCATGATCGCCTCCCTTGAGGGCGTTGTGCGCCGCAATGATTTCGATGAAGGCTTGCGTGATGCTCTCGCCGACTGCGCCGATGATCGTTGGCCGCGAGCCACGGGGGTGCAATTGGCGCTCGATCCGCTCCAACTCCTGCGCGATGCAGCATTCAATCGCCGGGATTTCGGATTCGGCGCCTGTGCGCGGATCAATTCGGACTGCTTCCTCATAGGAAAGCGCTGCGATTGCGGCGTCGAGATGTGCGAGAGCGGTGGGAATAGCGTCAGTCACTGCGCCTCTCCCCTACAAGTTGCACGAGGGGCATTGCCGCTCAATGATGAGCTTTCCGCTTTGCGTCGTTCCGGACCGGCGCCACCCGGCATGTAGAAAGCAGGCCCCAGCGTTAGTTGACCGGACTTTCGCCGCATCGACGTAGGTATAGTGCCGCGCACCAGGCCAGATGAGGTCAGCAATGGCGTCAGCCTGTCGGATAAGCTCGGATGACAGGAGCGGGCCCTCGTTGCGGAAGATCGCACAGTTGACGCCCCGCTGCTTCGGAATGGCGTCATCGATGAATCGCCGCCAGACAAACAAGGCATCGCCGTCGAAGGAGCGGAGAACGATGCTTTCGCCTGGGCCGACGAACTGATACCGCTCGCGCCCGTCGACATAGCGATAGGCGCTGTAGTGGCGCTCGTAGAGTTCAAGGCACGACTTGTCGCCGTCCTTTGTGAGCCACCAAAAGGGACGGGGCGGCTCACCGCGCGTCTCCTTCGGGTTGAGCGAGGGCGGCGTCGATTTGTGCCATCAATCGATGATAGGCCTTGGTTTCCGCTGGCCCCATCGGTGAGTTTTCATAGTCCAGCCATTCACCGGCTTTCGTCAGGGCATCTTCGAGCGTTCCGATCCGGGCCCGCAACCGCTCCACCTCGCCTTGGGGAGCGGAGAGGGCGGCGAGGCGGGCGAAGGCATCCCGGATGATGCGCTTGCACTGGACGATGCCATTGTCAGCGCTTTGAAAGCTGTCGAAGCCGGTTTCATCGATCACGGCCTTAATATGCTCGTGGAGCGGCTTGAAGGTGCCCGACCACAAGAGGCGACCTACCGCCCTGCTATCCTCCATCGTCTGCCCGCGAAGGGACAGGCCGAACGCATACCCCATGTCGAAAGCGGCGAACCCGTCGACATCCTCCCCCGCCCCATTGCTGCGGCCCTCGGCAGACTGTCCCGCGTCAAGCGCCTGCATATCGGTGGCGTCGGGGTTCGCGGCCAGATGGCGCAGGGCCTTCGCGCTGACCTCGTGCAATTCCTGCTCGAACACGTCGGGGCCTTTGCAACGCGCGTCATGCCATTGGGCAGCACGTTCGAGACCGGGGGCTAGATCGCCCATCACGCGCCATCCTCGGCCGGCACGCGTTCGGCCTCGCGTTCGGCGTCCAACTCCTCGACTGCCTTAGCGAGGCGCCAAGCGAGATCGACCGTATAGCCCTGCTCGGGTGCGGGCTTCATGCGGGTCACCGCTGCAATCGTGTCGTAGGCGTGCGCCTTCGGGGCGAGCTCCGCGATCTCGTGGCGAAGGCTCATGATTTCGTTATGAGCCTGCTGAAGAAGGCTGATCATTTCGTGGCGGTCCATTGAAACTCTCCTATCGTTGCTCGGCTTGGGGGTTCGTGATGCTGCGGACCCACTCGGCGAACTCGCCGGTTTCCCGGCAGGCTCGCTCGTAGATCTCGTCAAAATTCTGGTGGTGGATGGTGATCGTCGACGACTGCCGCTCGCCCTGCGCCCTCAGGTCCTCGACCTCTTTGCGCAGCGCCGCGAGCTCGTCGGTGCCCGCATCGCCATCCCAGTGCTTTTCGAGGATGCCGGCGACCTTCTCAGCCACCGCTTGCTGCTCTTCGAGATAGAAGGCGAGGATCAGCATCGGGAACCGAAGCGATATGCTCGTGCCGGTTTCCGTCTTGCGCGGCGGATCCTGATAATGGACCGCGAGGGTTTCAGCGAACAGGTCCTCGCGCGACAGGTTGCGCAGATAGCTCGTCGTGGAGACGGTGAAGCGCTGGTGGGGTTCGTCGGTCATAAAAGGTTCCTTTCTTGGTCTCGGGATTCCGCCACTGGCGCACCACGGCGCTTCGCGATCGAGGTCAGCGCCATTCCGCCGCCGGGCGTCGTGACCCAGCGCAGCGAGGATCCGGAGCGGGAGAGCCGGTCGTTGTAGAGGCGGCACACGTAGGAGGCGGGGTGCTCATGCCGCATCGCTTTGCTCCGCGTCGGCCGCGTCGATCTGCGCTTGGGTGAGCCAGCCCTGCCCGATCGCCATGCTGCGAAGAGCGGGGGAGAGGGCGCGGATTTCTTCCGGGGGCATGTCGAGCGGCGAATTGTCTTCGAGGGCCCGCGCGGCGGTCGCGGGAGCGCGCTGCGCGTCGTTCGCCAATCGCTCGAGCCGGGCCAGGTGAGCGCGGCGGGCGTCCCATTCCTCCTTGATCCGGCTGCCGATGAAGCGGAGCACCTTTGCAGGATGATCGACCTCGAAGCGGGCCTCGCGGCACGAGGATGCGAGCAGGTCGACCGGGACGCCGCTGAGCGTGTCGGCTGCTACCCTTAGCCACTCGGTGCGGTCCTGCTCGGTCATGCCGGTCGGCGCGATAAGGGTGAGGAGGGGGCCAAGGTGCGCGAAGAAATCATCGTTCGTCGCCGGCATGAGGAAGCGCTGCGCGGTTTCGATCACTGCGGGGAGCTTGTCGCGCTGCGTCGGAGTGAGGGGGGTCGTGCCCCAGCTCCGGGTCGAGACCAAACGCAGCCATAGCCGCTCGCTCGGTGCGGCCGCGGGGGTCGGCAGGGGGGCCGGGGGTTGAGGACTCGTCATTCAACCTTCCTTTTTCGCTGGCGATCGCCGCGATCATCCACGCGACGAGGTCTGAGGGGTTTTCGGATTGGGCGCGGGAGAGGCAGGAGAGCACGATGCCGTCGCTCGCCGCGAGTTTGCGCCACTTGCCGACGATCTCGCGGGCCTTCGGCTCCCTGAAGCCCTGGCGTCTGAGCATGGCGACGCCGCCGTCGAAGATGGATTTCGCTATGTCGATCGGGGCTGGGGGCTGGTGCTGGGGCGGATCGTCGCCACGCGGTTCCGAAGGAACCGAAGACTCCATCCTCCATCCTCCATCCTCCATCTGACGAGGCTTTTCCCCTTTTTGGGGAAATGGGTCGGGCTTACGGCGCTTCTTTTCCGAAATGGGCGCAGCTAACGCGACGAAATCGAGGATTTCATCGGGCGCTGGATGGATGTCGTTGGGGGTTTTGGGCTTCTGGTGCTTGCGGAAATTCCGTATCGCACCGTAGCGGCGACCGTCGAAATCATAGTCCCGGACAAGACCAGCCTCGACCAGCTCGTCGAGCAGGGCGGCCATGTCGACCGCATCGACAGGAAAGAGCCGCATCTTGAGGCGGACCGGCTTCCACTCGAAGACGCCCTTGTCGTCGGCTTCGATCCCGAGGCCGATCAGGCACAGGCGCGCGGCCATAGACACCGTGACGATGTCCTCATCGGTGAAAAAGCCCGGGTGAACGGAGCGTATGCGGCTCATGCTAACGCTGGCTCCTCGGCAGCCATCTGGAAATCCTCGGGCAATGAGGCGCGGCCCCCGTCGCAGAGAGCCGCGCCAAGGGGTCAGAACACCGGGGCGGGCTCGCCCGGATTGCTGAACGTCGATTGCTCGCCCTCGTCGACGCCGACGAACAGCGGGCACGCGGTCTTCTCGCGGACCTGGTCCAGCGCCTCGTCGAAGGCGTCGGTAAAAACCCGGTCGGTGCGCCAGAGGTCGAACCAGAACTGGATCCCGGCGCCCTTTCGGTACCGAAGCCGCGCGGCGATCCGGTAGAAGACGTCCGAGCGCGCGAAGACGGGGATGCAGATGATGAACATGTTGGGAATGTTCAGCGGCTTGCCGTCGCCGTCGGTGTGCTCGGATTCGAAAGCAATCTGCGCCTCGCCGGTCGAGAGGTTCCGCGCGTCCTTGACGACGGAGTTCTCATAGATGCGAAGACCGCGCGACAACTCGATGAGTTTCGACGGGGTCGCGATCCTTGCACCGGTCGCATTGATGAAGTCGCGCGTTGCGTCGCTGAGCTGTTCCAGCGGCGTCGCCGCCTCGACGTCAACGATGCGGTTCTCGAGGAACTCGGCGAACTGCGCCATGTCCATCTTCTTGCCGTCGAACTCCCGCCAGGCCTGCCACTCCTCCGAGAGCGGGAAACTGTACTCGGCGCGGTGCTGAGCGAAGGCGGGGCCGGGTTCCAGCGCTTCCTCGGTGTCGCCGTGATAGTCGAACACGGCGGAGAGTTTGGGCGTCGCCGGGTTGTCTATCGCGAAAAGGGCGGTGTTTATGCCCTTGAACCGGTTGACATGGTCGATGAAGCTGTCGAGGCGCGTGTGAACCGCCGTGCCGCGCACGCGCAGCGGAGCGTCGCGATAGTCGGCGAACTGGTCGGCGCGGATTGGATTGAGCCCACCGCGCGCCTGCACGAACGGGACGCTGATGCCGGTGATGGGGTCGTTGATCAGCATGGCTCCGGCGCGAACGAAATTCTCCGCCGCCTTGAACGATGCTTCCATCAGCTCGCCGGTGCGGTCGACGATATGGTCGTGGTGCGCGTGGCTTTCCGAGCGGTACGTACCCTCTCCGTTCCCGGTCAGGGTGCTACGGGTCGAGGGCTCTTCTGCGCCGGCGGATTCGGGCGCATCATCTTCGTTGGACATGGATTTCCCTTTCGTGTGGGGGGTGGTGGCGCGGCTCAGCCGCGGACTTCACGCGTCGAATTGACGTCGCGAATGGTGCCGAACAGATTGCCCTGATTGGGCTTGTTCGGGGTGAAGCGGTTATCGTCGGTGGCCCAGCCGATCGTGCGCGGCGCCTTTTCCTTCGGCAGTTTGATCGCGAGGTCGGGGGTGAAGAAATAGAGGCCGTCGTGCTGGCGCTCGACGTCGATGGTCAGGACGATCTTGCCCTTGATCTTGCCGCCCGTGTCGATGCCGAGCTGCTCCATCTTCTCGGTCATCGCCTGCAACTCGTGCGCGCAGTCGGCATTGAACTGCCCGTCGTTCAGCATGTGAACCAGGTCTGTGAGGGTGGTGACGGAGGGGTAGCGCTTGCCGCCGTCCGCGGCGCGGGTTTCTAGGATTTCCCCGGTTTCGGGGTCATGGGATGGCAACAGGTCGCTCACGGTACGGTCTCCTCTTTGGGTGGAGCTTGGGCCGCGCGCGCCTTCTGGATTTTGAGGTAGGTCGCTCTGATTTCCTCTTCGGTAACGTCCCCGTGATACAGGGCGAGATAGCGATCGAGGGGATCGGGGCGGGGGAAAGACTGTCCCGTTTCGTGCCGCGAGACGGACATCGGCGTTGTGCCGACAAGTTCCGCAACGCGCTCGAGGGTCCAGCCTCTTTTCTGACGGGCTTTGCGCAGGTCCATAGCGGCGCGGGTTATCGGATAACGAGAATTGAGCGTCAAGGATATTTTTATCGTTTGACGTTAGGACGGGATAGCGCCAACCTAGTATTTAACGGCAATGGCAAGGAAATATGCACCAAATCGAATCCGCGAAATCCGCACGTCGAAGGGCATGTCGATGGAGGAGCTCGGCGCGCTGCTCGAGCCTCCCTTGTCTCATTCGACGATCGCCAGGATCGAAACCGGCGTCGCTGGCCTCACGCTCGACACGATGCAGCAGGTTGCCCAAGCGCTGCGCGTCACGCCCTACGATATTATCTCTGCAAAGACGCCCCCGGTGCGTTTCGCGCCCGTCATTGCCGAGATTCCTGCGGGCAAATGGATCGAGGCGGTCGCCGTGACTGAAGAATATCTCCCGATCCCTACAGACGTCGCAGGCCCGCGCTCTTTCCTGGTTCGCGTGGACGGCAAGAGCATGGCCGACCTGGGAGACAGCGAGGGCTACGCCCTTGTTGATCCCGACGAACTCGATCTGATCGAGGGCAAGCCCTACGCCATTTTGAACGAGCGGCGCGAGACGACCTTCAATACCTACGCATCCGATCCGCCTTCGCTGGTACCGATGTCTTCGGAACCGAATCAGAAGCCAGTCATTGTTGGACGCACCCCGTTCGTGGTCATCGGCCGTGTTCGCATGGTGATGAAAAGGACCGATTAGCGCCATTGTGCGGAATACGATAAATTCCCGCTTGACGTGAACTAACGTAAAACGATAAAAGCGCCTCCGTGCAAAGGAGGAAGCTATGTCGTTCAACGATCACGCAACGGGTCAGAAGACCCTGCCGCGCTACGATCTCGCCCGCCGTCGCCTCGATCCCGGTAACGCTCGTCCCTCCGCCCCCCCGCACAGCGAGCGCGCACCTTTCCGGCCCGTCCCCCAGCAACCCCTGCCGACGAGGCGGACAGGGGTTGCTGCCTTCATCGCAGAGCGCTTTCCCGCTGCGCTGATCGGTAACGATCCGCACGGTCGCGCGGTCCGCGCCAAGCTCGCCGAACGGCTCGAAGACCTGCAAATCGGTGCGGTCATCGCCGCAACTGTCGTGCTGTTCGATGTGCTGGCGCTCTACGCCATCTTGGGGCAGCAGCCATGACGCGCGGCAAAGGTCCGCGCCGGTCTCATGCCGCGCTCGCCCTCTCGGCCGTCTTCGTCTTTTCCGTTGTGCTCGGCGCCGCGGCATTGCTTATCGCGCGTAGCGTCGATGCCATCCCGTGCGAACTGTGCGACCAATCCTTGCCGGTCGCGCCATGAGCCGCGTTGTTCATCGCACCCCGGCAGGGTTTGACCGGCTCGAAGCGCGGATTGACGAAGCGCTCGAACGCCGCGCGTTTCCCGAGGTCGAGGGGCCAGACCCCATCAGCGCGGAAACGCGGCGGCTCTGGAACTGCGCCGACACGCTTGCGGCGATCGACGCCGCAGAAGCTATCCTCGCCCGCGGCTATATCACTCTCGCCGACTATCCCCGTCTCGCCGTGCTGGCGGGGCGCATCCCTCGACAGGCGCGCGCAGAGGCGCAGGCGCTTTATGAGCAGGCCCATGCCGCCGCCTTGGATGCGGAAAGTCGGGCGGCATGACGCGCTCGTCTCGCCCCTATGCCGCCGGCGCTGCCTCGAGGCGCACGTTTGCGGGCTTCAACACCGATATACCGACCGCTGGCTTCTATCGCCTCGCGCTCCGCGGTGGCGCGGCCCCGGCCGCGATCCGCGTCTGGTACGGTCCGCCGCACGATCCCGTCACCGGCGAGGAAATGGACCGTAGCTGGCGCTGGCAAGCCGAGGCCAACGGAGAGCCGATCGACCTTGAGCAGGTCTGGCCGCGCTGCGCCCGGCAAATCATCACCGAGGCCGAGCACGACATGATGTGCCGCAAGGCGCGCTGGGCCCGCGAGCATGCGCCCGACAGCGCGCTCGCCGATCCCCGACGCGTCGTCGACCCCCTCAATTCCCCGCTGCCGTTCTGAACTTGAAGGAGAATTTCCGTGTCGCAGCAAACCGCATTTCCCGACGTCAAGCCCTTCCCCGAGCCGCGCAGCGGCCCTGCGCCGATGGGCGATAACCGCCCGCCCGTCGACGTTCAGGCCGGAATTGATTTCGACGAGGCGCTTGATGCAAAGCTGCGCGCGAAGGGGCTGACCCGCGCCAAGTTCGACGAGCTGGTCGCCTCGTCCGAGCGCGCCCAGGCCACCAACGACGAAACCCTCGGGCGGTGCGGCGACCTCGTAAAGCAAATCCGGGCCGCGACCGGGATGATCGGTGAAACCCATACCGAGGTGAAGCGCCCCTATCTCGACGCCGGGCGCGTCGTTGACGACCGCAAGAACAGTCTCATTGCGCCGCTCGACGCCGCGAAGCGCCATGTCGAGGGGCTTCAATCTAAATTCCTGCGCGAGCGCGAAGAAGCGCGCCTCGCCGAGGAACGCCGCCGCCGCGAGGAGGAAGAACAGCGCCGCCGTGAAATGACCGAAGCCCGTGCCGCCGAGGCGGGGGAGGCTCCGGCCGAAGCGGAGGAACCGTTCGAACCCCTCGCGGTGGCTGCTCCCAAAGACGAAGGCATCGTGCGCGGCAGTCTCGGCTCGGCCGTTTCGGCGCGCCGCGAATGGGTCGCCGAGATCGTCGATTATGACGTCGCCTACATTCAGGTCGCGAGCAACGCGAAGGTTCGCGAGGCGATCGAGGCCGCGGTGAAGGCGCGCGTCCGCGCCGGCGAGCGCCAGATCGAAGGCGTCAAAATCTATCAGGCCGTCAAGGCGAGCAACCGCTGACACCCACCGAAACCAAAGGAATCTACGATGAAGGTGCTTATTTTTGACACGGAGACGACCGGCATTCCCTTGTGGGGCGAGCCCTCGGACGATCCGCGCCAGCCCTATGTGATCGAGCTTGCCGCCGACCTGGTCGATTTCGAGAGCCGCGAGATCATCACCAGCCTCGATTTTCTCATCAACAATGACGTCGACATTCCCGAAGAGGTCATCGCGATCCACGGCATCACGCGCGAAATGTGCGCCGAGCAGGGTATCTCACCCCTCGAAGCGCACGAGCAATTCGTTGAATTGATCGGCCAGGCCGACGAGGCGGTCGGCCACCAAGTCAAATTCGACATTCGCATGATGCGGATCCACGGCGCCCGGGTCACGGGCGACAAGTGGGAAAATCTCGTGCCGACCTACTGCACCATGCAGAAGGCGCACGCTCACGTCAAAGCGCTGCCGCAAAAGCCCGACGGCTGGGCTTGGCCCCCGACGCTGGCCGACACGCACCTTCATATCGTTGGCGAACCCTTCTCCGAAGCCCACCGCGCCCGCCCCGACTGCGACGCCGCGCGCCGCATCTATTTCCACATCCGGAGTCTCTGACAATGAACGCTCAAACCCAAGTCGCGCCGCGCGACCCCGAACAGACCGCGGTGCGCGCGCCCGACCCGCAAACTCCCGCTGGGCTCGCCTATCAGCTCGAAAAGGGCGCGCGCGAGCTGCGCAAGGCGCTCCCCTCGCACATCGACCCGGAGAAGTTCCAGCGCACGATCATCACGGCGGTGCAGGCCAATCCCGAGTTGCTGCGCGCGGATCGGCAATCGCTTCTCTTGTCGGTGATGAAGGCGGCGCAGGATGGCTTGCTGCCCGACGGGCGGGAGGCCGCGCTTGTCATCTTCAACAACCGCGTCAACCAGGGCGGCAATTGGGTCACGGTCAAGACCGTCCAGTATATGCCGATGGTCTACGGGCTCAGGAAGAAAATCCTGCAGTCCGGCGAAATTCGCGACATCACCGCCAAGGTTGTTTACCGCGCCGAATATGAGCGGGGCACCTTCCTTTACGAGGAAGGGACCGAGCGGATGCTGCGCCACAAGCCCGACCTGCTGCTGAGCGACGAAGAGGCGACCGACGAGAACATCGTCGCAGCCTATTCGATCGCGACCTACATGGACGGCACCATGTCCTACGAGGTCATGTCGCGCGCCGAGATCAACAAGGTTCGCCAGGTCAGCAAGACCGGTGCGCTCGGCATGGTCGACAGGCGCACGAAGAAGCCGATCGAGCCGAAAGGGCCCTGGGTCGACTGGTTCGGCGAAATGGCGAAGAAAACCGTGATGCGGCGCCACGCAAAGACGCTGCCCATGTCCGGCGACCTCCTCGACGTCGAGGGCCGCGAGGATGACGACGCGTTGCTCGCGGAATCGACCGGGCGCGTGCTCAGTGTCGAAGCGGACGAGCCCGAGCCAGTCGCGCTGCCCAGCGCCGACGAACTCTCTGAAGGCGAAGAGGATGGCGACCCCACGGACCACGACCCCGACACCGGCGAGGTGATTGAGCAAGGCAAGGGTGACGACGCTCCAGCCGAAGAGAAGAGCGAGCAAAAGCCGAAAGGCGAGGGGAAGGGCGGCAAGCCGGATAAGGCGCCGGACCCCGAGCCCGAGCCGAGCGGGGAGAACAACGACGGGCCGAGCCTCGCCGACGAGCTTGTGCATCGCTTCGACACCGCAACGACGGCGGTGGACCTCAAGGCGGTTCACGCCGACTGGCTGCGGCACGTTCAGGGGCTCAGCGACTTTGACAACGACCGCTGCGACGCGGCGCACCTCGAGGCCAAGGACCGTCTCGGAGTGAAGTGATGTTCGGCTGGTTCAGACGCTCGCGCCCCCCGACCCCCGCGCTCAGTCTGGATCAGCTCGTGGCGAGAGGGCGGGCGCTCAACGCCGATTTTGCCCGTCGGCGCAGCGCAGCCCTCTCGCCCGAACGCCGGAGACATATCCGGCGCCTCATCGACGAGGGGTTTATCAGGCCGCGCGGCGGCACGGAGGAATGACATGCCGAAATTCTGTAAAAAGCCGGTCGTGATCGAGGCGAGCCAATGGTACAAAAACGGCGACCATCCCGCCGATTATGCGGCCGATGTCGAGGGATTCGAGAACGATGAACCTCGCACATGGTCCAGCGAAGAGGCCAAGGCAAAGGGCTGGGAGGGGCAGGTTGTCCGCTATTACCGCAAGCCCGGGGACAGCGGCGAACGTCACTGCGAACAGTGCAGCAACAAAATGCGCGCTCACGGGTGGATCGATACCCTTGAAGGGGGGCATGTCGTATGCCCCGGTGATTGGATCATAACTGGCGTTGCGGGCGAGCGCTACCCGTGCAAGCCTGACATATTCGAGGCCACCTACAATGCGGCCGCGGACGGCGAGCAGGAGGTTCATAGCCACTACAACCCGCCGGCATTCCCCCATGTCTTCACCGATTCCTTCGGGGACGCGATGCTGTTTCCCGGCATGTCGCTGCGCGACTGGTTCGCCGGTCAGCTCGCCGCGGCAGAAGTTGCGTCGGCAGGCGCCAATGAATTTGCCGCCGAAGCTCTGTCAGACGCTGCAGCGCAGGCCGGGCAGACCATCGAAGAGCGCATTGCGTTCAACGCCTATCGCGTCGCCGACGCCATGCTCGCCCTGTCCTACGAGGCCATCAAGGATCGGCAGTCGTGAAGCGGTCCCGGAAATCCAGCGGCCCCGTCGGCGAGGTCGGTATCCTCAACGTCGGCGCGGGCGATACCAAGCTCGTGTTCGACCCGACGAAGCCCGACGAGGTCGAGCGATCGGCCCGCATCGTCAAGGACATGATCCGTCGCGGCTTCGTGCTGCTGATCGAGGTCGGCAGGGACGAGCAGGGCCCGATCTACCGCCGCGCCCACGATTTCGACGAGACCACCGCCGAATATATCATTGCTGGCACGACCAGCGAACCGGAGCAAAAAGATGAGCAAATCCCGGCAAGCGCGCCGCGCCGAAGCGCGAAAGGCAAAGCAAAGGCAAAACCAACCCGCGTCCCGGCCCACCGCACCAAGGCGGTCGCAGTCTCGCGCACTGCGGGCGGTTAAGTCGGTCGACCCGCTATCGCACACGCGGGATGCGCTTGCGATGCTCGCGGACAAGGCGTCTGAATGGGCCGGCATTCCCATGCCGCTCGACGGCGAACGCCTCATCGTCGAACCGAGCTACCCGCTCGCCGAGATCCTGAACCGCAAACCCGCGGAAGAGGATGCGGAGGGCTGGAAATGGCGCAATAGCTGGCACTCCCGGCGCTGGCGCTGCACCATCGTGGCGCTTGAGCGGCCAGACGGGAAGGTCGTACACTCGAAGCTGCCCGCGTTTCACCATATCTCCTACGACCTGCGCACTATGGGATGCTCCGATGTGTGGGGCATCGAGCAGGAGCACAACGCGCTCAAGTTGCTGGGGGAAATGCTGCGGCACCGCCAGTTCAAGCAATATCTCCTGACCGGCATGTTCTTGGAAACGAGCAAGCGGAGCGGCGTGACCTACATTTTCCGCAAGCTGAAACCGACGGTCGCAATCAGGCCCTCGTCGGAGCGCGAAGAAATGCACATCCTCGCGGCGCTCTGCATGCACCCGATCGCCTACTATGCCGAAAGTTGGGCCGGGGCGATGTGCCCGACCGACGACGTCATCGCCCATTTGTCTATGATGCGCGGCGACGAGCATATGTACTGGAGGCGCGCCAATCAGCATGCCCCTTATCTGCCGGAGGCGGGGCTATGAGCGACGACACCCCCCTCAAGCCGCAACCGACTCCGGAATATCAGGAGCTTAGCAACACGGCCTCGCGCTTCGGCCCGCGACTGGTCCAAATGCCCCAAGGTGTCGTGCTGATTGAGGACGCCCCCGGCTTCACCACCGCTTTGGTCGACCATCCCGAACCGAGCCAGCGCCGGGTCGCCGTAATTGTCTATGATCCGGACAATGACGGAGGCGTTGGGAGGGGCTTTATCAGCCAACTCCCGGCCGACAGCGCGCGCGTTCTGGCCGCCTCTTTGATGAGGCTCGCGGCTCAATTGGACCCGGGGGCACCAAACTGATGGCTCACCTCCTTGCCGACCGCCCACTGCCGCAAGCCGTCGCGCACCTTCTCGCCCGCGAGGGCACTGGCATTTCGTGGGCTGACCTCACCATGAATTTCTGGATCGGCTGCCAAGAGGTGAGCCGGGCCTGCGATCATTGTTATGCGCGCGAGTTCACGAACGCCCGCGTCAACGCGGCGCGCGAGAAGGCCGGAAAGCCGCCCATCATTTGGGGTCCGGGCGGCGCGCGTGAGCAAACGACCGCGGCCAACCGCAAGAAGCCGCTCCGCTGGAACCGCATCGCCGAGGCCAACGGCGAGCGCCTGCGCGTCTTCTGCAGCTCGCTGTCTGATTGGGCCGACAAGCACGTTCCCGACGAATGGCGCGCCGAGATCGCCGATACGATCCGCGCGACGCCCTGGCTCGACTGGATGCTGCTGACCAAACGGATCGGCAATGCGCTCGACATGCTCGGCGCGATGTTCCCCGATGGCGTGCCTCCGAACGTCTGGATCGGCATCACGATCTGCGACCAGGCCGAAGCCCAGCGGGACATTATCAAGCTGCTGCAGGTCAAGGGGATGTGCAGTATATCGAAGGTGTTTCTTTCGATCGAACCGATGCTCGGTCCCATCACGCTGAACAATATCGCGCTGAAACACAGCGTACTCGACGCCTTCACCGGCCTTGAAGAAGATGAACTCGGCGAGTGTGGCTGGGGGGTCGGGATAGACCTGGTCATTGTCGGCGGCGAAAGCGGCTCGAAGGCGCGGCCAATACACCCGGACTGGGTTCGCAGTTTGCGCGACCAGTGCGCCACGGCGGGCTGCGCGTTCCATTTCAAACAGTGGGGTGAGTATCTCCCTGTCTATGACCGCGATCGCGACGATCCCGATTGGCAAAATTGCGACGTGATCGCGCGCCAGCATCCCAAGGGCCGCTGGCTTAACCTTGCTGGCGGATACGGATTTCACGGCGAGCGCGTCGTTTACGTCGATCGCGTTGGCGTGCGCCGTGCGGGGCACCTCATCGACGGCGTCGAACACCGGGAGATTGCTGCATGACGGATCGGCCCATCCTCTTTTCCGCCCCGATGGTTCGCGCGCTGATCGAAGGTCGAAAGACGAAGACGCGGCGGATAATCAAGCCGCAACCGCCTGCTACCGTGACCAGCGCAGGCGTTATTTCACGCTCAAGCGAAGGGCAGACTGACGAATGGTCTTGGCTGTCCGGCGATCCCCGCGACATCGACACTTGGGGATTCGAGGGCGACTTCAAGACGCGGTTCGTCCCCGGTGATCGGCTCTGGGTCAAGGAAACTTGGGCGTGCCACTGGGCGAACGACAATCTGAAGCCTTCAGAAATCATCGACGATTTGTGGAGCGTTCGTTATTTCGCCAACGATTACGTGCGCCCTGCGGCACGCGACGGCAGTGCTGCAACGCTCGATCAGTTCAAGAAGAAGCGTGTAGCTATCTTCATGCCCCGCTGGGCGAGCCGACTGACCCTTACCGTGACCGACGTCCGCGTCGAGCGGCTGCAGGCTTGCAGCGAGGCCGATGCGCTCGCGGAGGGGGTTTGCCGCCAATACCCGACCGCCGAAGACCATGAGTGGCTAAGGGCTCATCACGAGGAAAATTACGGATCGCCTCCGTCTCAGGCCGATATCGACCAGTTCGATGAGGGGGTATTTGTCGTTCCGGGAACCGACTGCGGGTTCGGGCCTAAGCCGCGGCAGCCGATTTGGGGGCCGACGGCGACGAGCTGCTACGCATCCCTCTGGAACAGCATCAACGGCGCCGGCGCGTGGGAGGCGAACCCTTGGGTTGTCGCCATCACCTTCACCGTCGAGCAGGGGAATATTGATCATGGCTAAGCGCTTCGGGCGAAATCAGCGCCGCAAGATGCGCGCCGACATTGCAGCAGTCGAAGAAGCGCGGGTAGCAGCCCATCGCACGGCAGAGGAGGCGCTGAACGCGTTGCGCGCCGCGCGGCGTCGGTTCGAAGAAGACATTGCCGCCGCGCGGCGGGCGCGGGACACGATCAGAATCACGGTCGACGCCCTGCTGGACGATAGGGAGGACCACGCACACATTTTGGCTTCCTTCGAAATGGCGCGGAAGGCGCCGCTGCACGCCGCCTATGCAACCTCCGAAAGATCTATCCGCTCGTTCAGCGAACGGGAGCGCCAGGCGTTCATTCAGCACGTCGGAACGATGATCGCGGAGCAGGCCTTAGAGCAGATCGTGCGGCATTGGAGGTCGCGATGACCGACACCCTACACCAACGCCTCATCGTAGAGTTGGGGGAAAGGGGCTGACGTGTCTCTGCCGCTTAGCGATCTTCCTGACTGGCCCGCGGCCCTCGACGCCGACGAAGCGGTGAAATACACCCGCGTCGCGCCGGCGGAGATAGCGCGCGCGGCTCGCGATGGGCGGCTGACGTTCAGACCGATCGGCCCGAACGGGCGCAAGGTCGTGCGCCGTGAAGAACTCGACAAGTTTCTCGCCGCCCTGTTCGCGAAGGGGGCGCCGAGCCTCCTGGGAGACATGGATTTTGGCCGTGATTAAGCTGCCGCGATACACAAGGCCCATTCGCCTCAAGTCCGGGCAAACCGCCTTCTATTGGGAGCTGCCGCCGTGGGCGCGCCCCGACAAGAATGGCGTCCCGAAGATGCGGGATGGCAGGCCGTGCCCGGTCGAGAGCGCCGCTCTTGGTACGGATATAGGGCTGGCGAAGGATCGCGCCGACATTCTCAACGAGACCCTCGACGCATGGCGAACCGGAATCCGAAAGGGGCCGGAGAAGGGAACCGTAAGCTGGCTCTTCGACTGGTATCAGGAGCAGGATCAATTCAAAAAGAACAAGGCGATCACGCGCAAGGAATATACGCGGCTCATGCTGCGCCTGGCGGAAGAAAAGATGAAGTTCGGCACGTTCGGCCAGCGATCCGCTGCCCTCGTGACCGCCTCCGCGGCCGACGCGCTCTACAAGATCTGGCTCGATCGCAACGGCAAGCGGCAAGCGACCTACGCCATGCAGGTTTGCCGACTCGTCTGGAATTGGGCGGCGCGGCATCACGATGTCACGGGGGTGCAGTTTAACCCGTTCGCCAAGATGCGGCTCTCGACGAAAGCCGCGGTCGGAAACCGGCCCACGACCCGCGCCGAATATGACCTCTACCGCAAGACCGCGCGGGACATGGGCTATCAGTCGATGGCGACCGCGGCGGCGCTCTGCTTCGAGCTCTGCCAGCGCGTATGGGACGCCTTCGGCTTTGTCGACGAGGACGGGAAAGAGCGCCGAGGATTCCGCTGGTCCGACTATCACCCGGGCGAGTCCATCACCGTGATCCAGTCAAAGACCGGGAAGGAAGTTCCCGTCCCCTTGTCAGAAATGGTCGACGGCGAACCGTTCCCGCTCTTCCCGACGCTCGAGGAGGAATTGAGCCGGACCGAACGCAAGGCGCTCGTGATTGTGGTGGACGAGAAGACCGGGCTCCCGCTGACCTATGACGCGATGAACAAGCGGCACCGGGAAATCTGCGACCGGGCCAAGCTCCCCAAGAAGATGACGTTCACCGGCTTTCGGCATGGTGGAATCACCGAGCTGGGCGACGCCGGCGTTGATGATGTTCGGCCCATCAGCGGACACATCACCCTCAACACGACGGCGATCTACAACAAGGCGAACCAGGTCAAAGCGGTACGGGCCGCGCGAGCGCGCCTTGCGCATTTGTCGGAATGA